AAGGTCACCATACTTTCCGCTTGTCGCTACCGCAGCAAAGGAAGGCTTACCTGTAATCGCAGTCCAAGCCATTGTGGTAGGTATCTCGGTCTTGAGTGCATAGCCTTCCAACGCAGCCGAGGTGATGTAGCCTTTCTCGGTTACCCACTCCTTAGAAGCATACTCCCCAAGGTCAGAAGCGAGTGCCGTTTTAGTAACATAGTCTTTGAGAGTATCAGCCAATGCAGAGACCGCCCTTGCGTTGGTAAAGTAGAGGTTGCCGCTCTCGGCAATCTGCGAGGTATTAGACGGAATGGTAGGTCTTCCCGTAAGGTCACCATACTTTCCGCTTGTCGCTACCGCAGCAAAGGAAGGCTTACCTGTAATCGCAGTCCAAGCCATTGTGGTAGGTATCTCGGTCTTGAGTGCATAGCCTTCCAACGCAGCCGAGGTGATGAATCCCGCATCGTTAGTGAACTCAGTCAGATTCGTAGGCTTGCCCTCGATGGCAGACCATGTAAGGCTTGTCGGATAGTCGGGGATGGTAAGGATGCCGTTAACAGGGTTGTCATAGGTCTGTCCGTTGACCTTGATTCCTATGAGTGTTCCTGCCACTTCGGGATTGCTTCCCGTTCCTCCTGTGCTTGTGTCACCTGCGACAATGAGGTTTCCGTTAATCTTGATGTTGTTTGTTCCATCCTTGACAATAAGAGACATCAAGTCATCCCACCAAGTCTTGTATGTAGCGGTGATGTCCTCCTCTGCCTTGACCCTTGTAGTGAGGGCTTCGATAGCATCAAAGTTCTTCTTGATGTTTCCTGCATTGTCGGCTATGGCAAGCTCGTTGACGCCTACCCTTCCTGCAAGAGTGCCAAGATCGGAATCCAAGGCTCTCTTGGCTATGTCAGCATTCATGGTAGACAAGATAGCAGCAAGGTCATCAGAGCTGCTGTATCCGTCAAGGAATGCCTTGACCTCATTCCAAGTATTGATGATGCCTTCTGCTTCCTCATCCATTCCGAGGACAGCTTCGATGTTGTCCACCTCGCCCTGCAAGGTTTCAAGCGATGTCTTTGTAGCGTATGTAGAACCAATATCTGCTATCTTAGCATAAGGGATAAGGCTTTCCGTAATCTTTGCATCTGTCTCCTCATTAGTGTAGTAGTCCGACAGGTCAACATCTACATCCAAGTCCTTGAAAGCATCGGTCATGTTAAGGAGACCATCAATGATGTCTGTGTATTCATCGTCTCCTACCTTTACTCCGATGATTCCACCTGCGGCTCCTGCGTCTCTACCTTTAGCAGTAGAAGACATGTCGCCTCCGATGATTACATTCTTGGCTATCCTAACATTGCGGTCAGTGACAAGATCACCTGTCTCCTCATCTATCTTCCATATGTCAGCCAATGTGGCTACAATGGTCAAAAGTGAGCCGAGGGTTTCTTCTCCTGAAGCACCTATCCTAATCTGATCGCCAAAGTCTACCGAACCATCGTAGTTAATCCAGATAGCACCATTTCCAAGGTTGATACCCTTGTCTTTATCCCACTTGAACAGTCCGTCTGCGAAGTAGCCGGTGCCGTCATGCCTTATTACAGACTTAGCAGCGTTTTCCTTGTCATCATCTAGTTCAATATCTTTCATCAGACCTCCGAACCAGGCTGCAATGGATTGGTCTCCTTTTTCTTCTGTCTTGACACCACTTACACCTGCCATGTTATTGAGGTGGAGTATGCCTTTCAGCAAGTCAAGCCAAGTATTTCCATCAGCACTCTTGATAGTGTCTGTAGTTATCTGACCAGGCAGAATCTCAGTAAAGCCATACATCGAAGCAAACGAACGATCTCCGTCTACCTCTGCATTGAGAATACCAACAAGCAGGTTGTAGTATCCTTCTTCTGCTTCAAGCTTGATCGACTCCTTCGACAGCAGAAATGTGCCTTGCTGAGAATCCTTCGACACCTTTGCATACAGATAGTATCCCGAATCCTTTTCCAGGGATTCAGAAGCATAAGCAGCCACATTCCACCTAAGATATTCATCGTTGGAATGAACAGGACTGATGCTGTCTATCTCAAGTGTCATGTGCTTGATGAAAGCATCAGATACACTGAACACTCCATCGTTTGGATCGAACGAATACTCCAACACTGACGGGGCATCAGTGTCAAGGGACTGAGTGAACAAATACTGAAGACTCTTATCACCGACAACAGCAAGCATGGTCTCCACTGTTATAGGATTGATGCCTTCCGAGTAGTTATCGAAAGCATCAGACAGCATTTCAATGGTCTGCTTTATGTCAGTGTATCTTCTCTTCGTATATCGCCTGGCCTCCTCATACAGTTCAGCTACGTGAGCATCCTTATTCTCAATCTTGTTAAGCCTAGAGGACACAGTGGAAGAACCGACTGTGTTAGACAGCTCAATCTTAGGATAATGAGGGTTGTTCACATACTGAGTGATTCCTACTATTCTTACCAATGCAGGTTCGTCCGGGAACATCTTCTCATGGGTGAAGCTGACATAGCTTCCAATCCTCATCCTTGGTCCTATGGTATCCCAGTTTTTCTTGGCCCACATTCCGTCAATCTCTCCTGCGAAATTGAACTCAGAAACACATTTCTCATAAAGATACCTTGAAGCCTCCCTTAAGATGTCATACTCTGCACCTGAATAGGTAGTAGCATCTGATATGTATGAAGCAGGGAGATACACGTTAAAAACAGCATACGAATCGTCTACCTTTGGAATGAACGAATCCTGTGGCATTGGCTGTCCATCGAACTCCTGCTTTATGAGCTGAAATCTTTTCTTGTCTGACAGGTAGTTTGCGTTAAGCTCACGACCTGCAAGCATGCCAGACTGGAACACAACTGTAAGGGGTTCGTTGTTTTCCATGAGGCATTCGTTGAAATCAAGACTATCCGGAATGGTATTGTCAATGATGTCAATCTGAACTTCATTCCAATCATCTGCAGTCCATGATGATTCCGGGGTGGTGTACTCATTACCTTTGAAGATATACACTACTCCTGTAACCTTGCATACTCTGCTAGGATATACCTCACTCAAGTCAAGGCTGTCTTCCCTACCACCTGTCATTCCATCAACTGACACAGACATTCCGTCTGCATCTGTTTTGAACGACTTTGCATATTTTTCAACGAATCCTTCTTCTCCTTCGAACTTGTTTCCGTCAAACTTGAATGACAATAACTTTGGCAAGTGAAGCTCAGACGAGCCATACTCCTTAAGAGAGATATTCCTGCTTCCTCCCTGCACGAACAATCTTTGAACAGGAAGACCATCATCTACGCTAGTTCTCTGTATGCCAGGACGGAATCCGTTACCCTTTCCATACGACAGAGCCAACGGATCATCTTTGAAGTATTCTACCTTCTTTAGACTGATAACCTTTCCAACTACCTCTATTTCAGTGCTGAAAGTATCAGCTATGCTTACGAGGGCTTCTTCGCAATTTGTATGATTGTAAGAAACAAGCTTCTCAACAGAATCAATGCAGTTACCTATTGACCATCCTCCGTCTCTTGAGTTAAGATTGTCAACAATCATCTGCAGATGCTCATGAGGCTTTGCAACAAGATCGAACTTCAATCTTCTGTCAACCATGTTGCAGACCTTGTATCTTGACACCAAGGCAAAGTAAGAAGACAGAACAACTGTGTAGTCATAGTTCTCCGTGTGATTCATCTTCACATCGGCATCTGACATCACCTCATATCTGTTGCCTTCGAAGTTGCACCATGCACCTATAGGAATCTCCACATGCCTATCAAGAGTGAAGTGCAAAGTGAGCCTATCCTTGTTATCAAGACCACAATAAAGACTTGACTTGTCGGAAACCTTTGTCTCCAACAAAACATTATCGTATGAATCGTATATAATCATTCTTTATTCTCCTATGCATCCGAATGTCAATTCAAACTCCCACCAGCTTCTACCTGAGTAATCAAAGTCTACAGAGTTGCAACTCTTGTAATAGACCTTTGTATCTCTGCCTTTCCATGATATTGTCCTTTCTCCTTCTTTCGTGAGGTTCAAGAACAGTGCATCACGTTTATTCCAGAAGTCAGCCTTGTCATCAGACCTCATAATCAGCCTAAATCTCACATCGCCCCTTTCAACATAAATGCCTGACTCGTTCGAATGTTCCTGGCCATCACTGTAGTCTGACTCCTCAAGCTTATTTTCCTTCATTCTGATGTCCGGGAACAGACCATCTATACTTCCTGAAAGCAGACATCCGTACTTGGAAACATCCACTCCGTCAAGCGATAATCCAACCAACTTCCCAGAGGATGAAGGCTCCACGTAAACAAGTCCTACTCTTGGATCATCATCATACATGTCAACCTTAATGTTGCAGATTGAGCAAATCCTGCTTGCTCCTACATCGAAAACTCTGAGAGTGCGTGTCCTTTCGATGTCTACCATTTCTACAGCATGGGTTCTCTTGGACATTATGAAGTCAACGAACGATTGAAGCATATCCATCGTTCCTTTCATCATGAATCTGAACGACATATTATGGCTTTCAACACATGGAGAAGACAAGTCAACCTCTACATCATTGCTCTCGAACCATTCGTTCTTTTCCGGAGCCTTCATTTCAGAGAAGGCAGGAACATCATCATAGCCTCCATCGACTATGTATGCTCCGTAAGTGGACTTGATGTCCACTCCATCTATGAGTACCTTTCCTGTTATCATAGCATTGTCACTCCTCTGTTCTTTATTACCTCTATATCACTGCTTATTGCTGCGATGTTTGTCGAAATGGTAGAGAGGTATGCCGTATTCCTTTCAATCGCCGTAAGCCTTGATATGATTTGTGCGCTGTATGCTCCATTCTTCTTGCACTCCTCATTGATGGAGTATGTGTGACTCTGTATTGCTGTCAGCCTTGCGTTGTTTTCATCAACGCTCTCCTGCGATGCGGTTGCGATTCCTTTCTTTGAAGGTTCTCTATCGGGACCACCTTCATCCTCTCCTGAGAGTGCTCCACCAGTCACCTCGTCTACACCTGCCAGGTAATCGTTGATATGAGGAGCAAGCTCGTTCGCCTGCTCAAGAAGACCTGCAAGTATTGAGAGAGCACCTTCAGTATCACCAACAGCAACCAAATCTGCCATCTGCTGTGCTGCTTCATCTGTGAAGATGCTTTCAAGCAACTTGGATTCAATAACAGCCTTTGCCATAGCCTTTGCATAGTCTCCTAGAACATCCTTGGCATTAGCAATAGCATTGCCGGTCTCTATCCAGGAATCAATCATGCTGTCTGCTACAGTGGAAGACATTGTACCGAACAGAGACTTGACATAGTCATTTATCTCTGCCACTGTCTCACCGTAAGCCTCCCAATCAGCTATCATGCTTTCTACAGTCTGGCGAGTCTCGTCAGACAGACCTTCTCCATACGAATCCAACCATGCTTTGAGACCTTCTGTATCAAGTGCACCGGATTCATCTATAAAGTCCGAAAGATTGGCAACATGGATATTTTCAACACCACTTCCCCAATACTTCTGCCAAGTGCTTCTCATGTCTGAAACAAGGGCTGTATCACCTTGAGCCATTATCTCATCAAGCTTGTCTCTTACTTTCTTACTCAATGAAGCCCAAGACCTGTCTGAGAACATGTCCATGTAATAGTCAGTGTAGTCGAATGTCGACATACTTCCAAGAGACTCTTTCAGCTCATCAAGCTTCTTCTTTGCTCCTTCTGACTTTTCTATGAATTCTCCGAGTGCATCGTTTCCGAAAGCTGTATCATACTTCTCCTTGAGTTTCTGATCAGTCAATTCTTCCAGAGCTCTTCTATATTCGTCTGCTGCTTTTGCTGATGCTAGGTAAGCCTGCTTATTCTCCTCTGCTGCATTTGTAAAGAACTGAACAACCTTGATTGCTGCAGAGATTACAGCAAGCACTGCAGAAGCCTTTTCTGCAGCAGAAGCAGCCTCTCCAATAGTCTTGATGCCATTTGCCATACCAACAGCCGCACTGGCAATTCCGCCTACTCCAGCAAGAACTTCTCCGGCTACTCCTGGGATGACATCTCCTAGTTCTCCGAACACTGAACCTGCATCGTTAATTACTTTTGACAGTTCAGTCCAGTTTGCCTTGCTTTCCTTAGTGGTGTCGTTCGAATTAGATATGGCTGTTTCAAGCGATTCGATTGCAGCCTCTGCCTGTGCTATCTCAAGTTCGTCAACACCTTCTGTATTCTTTAGAATAGAAAGTCTAGCCTTTGCAAGAGCCAACATCTTATTCAGCTCTGTAATAGCTATAGAAGATAACGAGTCAGCCCATGATTCGAAAGCATCACTCTTATCTGCGTAGTTCTCAGCTACCTCCTCAATGGCTTCCTTCTTCTGGCGTTCAAGTTCTCTGACATTATCATCGTCGAATCCAGCCTTGAAAGTCTTTCCGTCTTCCTCGTACATCTTCTTACGCTTCTCATCGTATTCCTTCTCTATACGAGTGACAGCCTGCTGATAGGTCTCAAACTCTTTCAGAAGGTCCTGCAGTTCTTCCTTGATCTTATCACTCTTTTCCTTGTTGGCTTCGTTGATTTCGATATCAGCCATCTGCTTTTCAACCTCTACCATTCTTGCGAAACTTTCCTCAAGCTCCTTGGTATCCTTACCGGCTGCTTCGTAGATAGCCTTGTATGCCTCAAGCTCATCATTGAGAGCATCAATCTTCTCGTCTCTCTCAAGTTCTATGAGCTTTATTTCATCGTCTGTCTGAGCCTTCTTAAGGTCATACTCTGCCTTTCTTGAAGCCTCAGCGACCTTCTCTGCTGTCTGCTGTGCCTTCTTGATGGCATTTTCCTCATATTCTTCTTCCTTTGGCTTATTCTTGTCTCTGTTAGCCTTAATCTGAGCAAGGAATGAGTCCACGTTGGCTATGGCATCAGTAATCTGCTGCTCTGTAGCGAATGTGATGTCCTCTCCGGAAACAAGCGAATAATCCTGCTCCTGCTTTGTCTCCTTGAACTTACTGAGGATTTCGGCAAGATCCTTCTTTGTCTGATTCAACTGCTCCTCAGTCAGAGTCTTCAGACCTTTATTGAAGTCGGATGTATCAGCACCAAAACCAAACATGGTTCTAGCATTGTTGATGAACTCATCCTGCTGAACATTCAGGTCATTGAGGTCAGCTATGTAGTCACGGATAGGATTCTGAATGGCTGTGAACTTCTTGCCAGTGTTATCAGTTCCCTTGAGCACCTTGTCGAAACTCTTGATGACATTCTCAGTCTCCTGGTCAAGAGCTTCGCCCTGGAAGATGTTCTTCCATATCTTCGAATACGTGCGAGCTGCATCTTCTGTGCTTATGCCTTTGGCTCCGTAGATAGTCTCCTGGAGCTTCTTGAGCTTACCAGTGACATCCTTGTCATATCTCTCGGTCTCCTCCTCTACATACTTGTCGTACATCCTTGCGTTAGCTGAATCCTGTATAGCCTTTGCAAGGACATCGTACTTTGTAGAAAGGTCTCCAACTCTCTCTATCTCATCAGCAAGAGTTGAATCGTACTTACCGAAGTTCTTGACAATCTCATCCTTGATTTCGTAGTATTCTGCAGAACCTTTCTTGGCAGCAGACAATCTGCCTTTGAGTTCATCAAGCTTCTTGATCTCCGAACCGGCAGAAGCAGATGCCTCAGAGAAAGCATCGTTCAATCGTTTCTGTGCCTTCTCTGCCTCAGTCTGATATGTAATGAGCTTGTAGATACCGAAACCTAGTGCAGTTACAGCTGCTGCTGCAAGTACATAAGGATTGGTCAAGGCTTTGCCAAGACCCTTCATGGTAGTGAGAAGCTTCTTCTTTGCTTCAGTGAGAAGCTTTGTAGCTGCTGCAGCTTTAGCCTGCTGTATGGTGAGGTTATGATGCTGTGCTGCTACAATACCAATCTCAACAGCAGCTCTCTCCATTACCATAGTGTGAACCTTCTGAACAGCTGTAGTTGCTACAAGCGCTGCTCTATAGGTTCCATAAACACCTGCTATCTCAACTATGATGCGACCTACCTTTTCGTAGTTATCTATGAGGGTGGAAGCTGTCTGAATTGCACCAGATGCAAGACCTTGCGTCTTGGTACCAATCTCATTCAGCATCATGTCCCAGGCATCCTCAAGGTTGCTTATCTGACCGGTGAGAGAGCTTGACTGCTTCTCCATGAGGTTGTAGAACTTACCTCCTTCGTTGGTCATTGCGTGGATAGCCTTCTCAACTTCAGGGAAGCCAACCTTACCTTCTGTAACAAGCTCACCAATTTTATCCTTGGTGACACCGAACTGCTTTGCAAGCTCATCAGCCAATGGAATACCACGACCCATGAACTGCCTCAAATCCTGCGTAAACAGACGACCCTGTGTCATAGTTGTGCCATAAAGGTACACAAGGTCATTCAACGGAATCGACAGTCCGGAAGCGATGTTTCCAAGCCTTACAAGGGTTTCGTTTACTTCCTCCGATGCTGTACCATAAGCAAGGAGCTGTTTTGCTCCATGTGCTATATCAGAAAGACCGAATGGAGTCTTTGCTGCGGTTGCTGTCAACTGTGCCATAAGAGCATCAGCCTTCTCCTGGCTTCCAAGCATTGTCTCCATTGCAATACCTAGCTGCTGGTATTCGCCTCTTACTCTTACTATATCAGAAATCAGCTTGGTAGCAGTGAATCCTGCTCCAAGTGAAGCTATCCCACTTCCAAGCTTCTTGAAGATAGCCTCCATTTCATTGCCTTCTTTCTCTACTTTCTTCGTGGTCTCAGAAACCTTATCCTGCACCTGACGAACCTTGTTGAGAAAGTCTCTATTGTCTGCTGTGATATGAAACTCCAAACCTGCCATAGACTACTCCTCCAACATTGCTTTGATTTTCTCGAAATTCTTCGGATCGGAAGCATTAATAACTTCCCTGTCAGCCGACACATGGAGTTTCTTCATGTCATCCTTGCTTAGATACATAGAAACCACTGAATCGGCGGTAATCATTCTGAGGTTGGTGTAAGATATTCCCCATACAACGTAGTCAAAGGACCAGCCATATCGCTCACATGCGGAGTCAATCAAGGTGCCGTAAACAGTCTTGCCACCGAAAGACAGATTGCCCTTGTCTCTCTTGTATCTGACAATCTTCTGAACCAACTGTCTTTCCTTGTCAATGCCGTACTCCTTGATGAATCTGTCAGAGCTGTCTTGAGTGAGTACCATCATAAGCAAAGTCGCCAACTCCTTGTCATCAAGGGTTGACAAGATCGAGCATCTATGCTCAATCAGCTCATTGTCGAAATGGTCTTCTTTGTCTTTGACTGTATAGAATGAGATAAGCCTTACTACATTCTCCCTACTGAAACGACACAGACGTGCTGCTTCTGAAAAGGGGTCTTCCGAAAGTCTCTGCTGACTTACTTTCATGGAATCAAGAAGCCTGGCAACAAGATACATCTTGCCAAGGCTTGCATGGAATAGATTCATCCTTTCTTTGCCAACTGAAAAAGCGATAGGGCGCTCTATAATGGCATCTGTTAATTCGTTGTATATCTCTCTTGATTCCATTGCCTTTTTACTATTGGCGTAGAGAGAGGGGGTCAGTCCTCTCTCCACATGTGCGACAATTAAGCCTGTCGCATAGCCTTATGCCTTAGCCTGTGAAACAGACGTGATAGACTTTCCGTCTGCACCTCTTTCGATAGTGACAACACCCCACTCAACCTGAGAGCCTTCGTTAGGCTGCAGAGCATCGTGAGTGTAGACAATTGCTCCACCCTCTGCTGTTGAATAGGTATCCTCTGCTGAAACAACAGACTTCTTGATCATGATACCAGGAACAGTAGGGTCCTCCGGCTGAACAGCTACAGCATACTCACCTTCAACAACACCATCAAGTGCAGCGAAAGGCATTGTCTTGCCCTTTGCAACACGAATCTGATATGCGAGTGCGTATGTGTTTCTTCCGTACTTTACATCCTCGTTGGCACCACCCTCAAGCTTTGCTTCTGTCTTGTCGCCTTTGGTGGTAGTGAGGCTTGTAGTATCCTCAGCAGGTGTAGGAACCTCTGACCATGTGGTAGGCTCTCCGCTTGCATCAAGCTTCGAGATTACGATAGTGGGTCTTCCCCAACCGATAACTGCCATAGTAAAACTTACTTTTTTTGATTACTTACTCCGTGCATACATTCACACGAATCTTATGATTGATTGCGTGGAAATCTTCTCCGTTGACTTCGTACAGCTTTTGAGACTCAAGCTTGTACCTTAATCCGAATTCCTGTCTTCCGGTTTCGTCTGAAGCATAGACAACTACTCCTTCTTCAAGGATGTCAAGACACTTTCTCATAAGCGGCTTGACTCTGTCATCGTTGTATATGAACTCTTTTCCTCTCTTGATGTCCGGAACATAGACATTGATATTGAGTATGAAAGGCTGAATCTGACCTGCTCCTGTAGCAAGAACCGAAATGACTACATCCTCTACCTTGGAATTGAGAGGGCGTCTGTCTCTGTAGACAGAACCACTGATCATCCTTGACAGTTCGGATGCTTTAATGAGCGTAAAGAACGCCTCCTTTATTTCGATTTCTGACAGTATCATTTCTTGAACTTACCTATCTGCTCGTCTATTCTCTTTATCATCTTCGGGAGTTCTCTTTCTACGAAAAGGGATGAAGAAGCAAGCACATCCTTATTCTCCATCTCCTCCACGTAGGAAGCGTAGTTCATACCTGCTACGACTATGAGGACATACTTTCCTGGGTAGTCTTTCGCCACTTCTGCAGCGAATTCCTTTCCTTCGCTAGGACCTTCTGTACCATCTAGAATCTGGGAGAAGCCTCCCCTTCTTACGATACCTCCATCCTTTGCTATGACATAACCTATTGAAGACCTTAGGTTTCCAGTCTGGTCATACCAGCTTTCTGCACCTGTCCTGTTCCTTGCGTAAATCACTGCCTCCTCTCCGAGCCTTTGAAGGTTGCGAATCACAACCTTGTCCATCCTTTCGATTGAGCTCTTGATGTACTCCTGGATTTCAGACATTTCGGTCTTGCATTTTATAGCCATAGCTTTGCGTTTAACTGTCCTCTGTGGAATCCGTGTGAGGTAAACTTTCCTCTGCTCACTCCTGACTGATCGAACAATTCGACTTCATCACCGTAGGAAATCTCCGGGCAATCTGAATCTAGATAGACCATGTAGGAATACATATAGACACTGCCATCTTCTAGAGCTATGGTATTGGCTCTGCCGTTTGGCTCGTATCTACAAGGGATTCCTTCTATAGTCTTCTCACCTCCCTTGATGTACTTTCCGGTGCCATCGTAGGCACCGGGAAGCGACACCTTTAGTGTGAGATTGTGAGGTCTGAAATTAACCATTACCAGTCAAGGGGTTTTACAGTGGGAGTCTCTAGACCAAAGAGCGGCTCTCCGTATTTTCCGTAGATACCATTCGCTATGGAAATCATCGACGACTTGTCGTTGAAAGATATGCTGACACCACCTTCTGAAACATTAGGTGTCATGACAACAGTCTTGATAATGTCAGCCTTGGCAAGTTCGAATGGCTTACTAGATGCACTGAATGCATCGAATTCATTGTCAAGAACTAGTCCTCTTGAGATTGCTATTACCTCAAGCTCACCATCATTGACATAGAATGGAAACGATTTACGGAGGGCTTCTCTTACAGTCATAAAGCTACACTACTACTTAGGCTTTTGCTACTTCTCCGTTAGCCCACTCAGAGTTCTCAGTATTGAGGAACATCAAGCTTGAGCGATTGATAAGGGCAGGCTGCACGTATGCCTCTGCCATTGTCACCTCAAGCATAGGGTTAACCTCTGAGTACCTTGTGGTCTTATAGAATCCACCGTAAGCCTGGAGGGCTTCTGTGTTAGGAACCTGCGGAACAGTCTTGTACCATGTCCAACCGAGCTGTGCAGTAAGAGAGAGTACAACAACGTTCTCAGCCCAAGGCTTAACTGTAGTCTCGCTTCCGTCCTTCGCCTGGATAGTAACCCAAGTGTCAAGGATAGCGATTCTAGGCATGCCCTTGCTTGAGAGGTAGTTGTTGATGTTCTCAAGGGTAACACGCTCTGCTGTGAAGATCATGTCGTTCTTGAGAGCTGCTGCTGTGAACAGTCTCTTTGCAGTCTTCTCCTGTGCGCAGAGGTAGTCGAAAGCCTGCTGCTCCATGAATGCGTAAGCAGGAGCCTTCTTGCCAGCCTTCTTGAGAGCTCTTACCATCTTCATGATGTCACCGAGACCATCGGCTGTAGGGTCAGACCACTTCACTGCTGTTCCGTGGAAATTCTCCTTCGGTACGTTGAAGTTGATGATGTCCTCTGTTGCGTTCTCACCGTCAACCTCCTTAGTGTAGGTCTTTACTCCGTGAGAAGCGATACGCATGGCATCAAGCTCAACTCTTGCATCCATACCATTGTTACAGAACTCTACGTCATCGTAAATCATGTCAACGAGATACTGCTTTGCAGCCTTGTCTGTATCAGCTGCAGCAGCGATACGCTTAAGGTCGTTGTACTCATTGATTTCGATTTCGTCTTTCTCCCTAGAGATTGCAATCTTCTCAAGAGTACCACTCCATGAGCCGATTGTCTTTCTGCTCTTGAGAGGTGCCTTAGTGTTGAATGCAACTCTGTCGGCAGAGATAGGAATACCCTCCTTACCTTCGATTCCCTTAAGGTCAAACTTAGGGGTGTATCGGAGTGGGAAAAGGTCTCTCCAGGCAAATCCGTTACCTGGAACATACGAATCGACCTCAGCCTGAAGACTAGGCTGGTCGATGTCCATCAGTGGTTTGTTCATTGTACCCATACTACACTACACTTTTGAGATTCCTTTCATCTGAGCCACCACCTCGTCAGCGACAGGTGCTGTCTCCTTGCGAATGTTTGCTCCGTTGACGAGCTTAACCATGAAGTCACCTGAGTTTGCAGGGACATCATCACCGACCAGATAAACTGGAACAACAGAGAGAGCTGCTGTTGCTGTTGAACCATCGGCTGCTGCGGTTGCCTGATAGAGCACCTGTCCGGCCTTTACTTCAACTCCGAGTGAAATTGTAAGCACATCATAGTTTGGATCAGTTGTAACCACCTTAGTGACCTTTACGGCCTTCTTGCCTGTGGCAAGGAAATCACCGGATACTACTGCTGAACCCTTCTTAACCTTGATGGTTGTGGCTTCTGCTGTAGCGTCCTCATAGAGCATCGGTGCCTTGATGACCTGATACTTTCCAGCTGCGTTAAGACCGGCAGCCATACCCTCCTTCACATCGAAGTCGTGGTTGGCAAGCAGTCCACCGCCTGGCTTCTCAGCAAAAATCTGCTCGAAGACGATTGGCTTCGGAGCAGGAGCTTCTGTGTGAGCGAATTTTACTTCCATTTGGACTTACTTTTATTTGATTGATTACGGGCCTTACTCCAGAATTACTCTAGACCCTTTATTGCAGACTTGGTTTCAACTGCCTTTCTTGCTTCTGCCCTTGCTACAACACCTTCGTTTGGCTTTGTTGGCTTTGGACCACCTCCTGGAGGGATAACATCTGCCATAGCCTTGATGTTCTTGTCTGTACAGAACTCTGTCCAGTCATTCATTACTTCTGAGACATAGGTGTCGACATCTTCCTGCTTCTCGAAGGTCTTTCCCTTAAGGTCTCTGTAGAATCTTGGATCGACATCCTTAAGACTTGAGAGAGCACTAGCCATAAAGCCTTCATTGGCTTTCTCCTGGCTCATCTGATTGAACCTGTCATTGGTAGCCTTCTTGTCTGATTCGTACTTCTCCTGGAAAGCTTTGAACCATGCAGGGGCTTCATCTACAGGTGGGTCAGCTGGCTTCGGTGGCTCAGGCTGCGGTGTTGGTGTTGGTTTTGGCTTGTTCTCATCTTCGAATTTCGCCTTCATTCGTTCGTAAGACCGATTGGCGGCACTCTGAGAGATTTTCAAGAATGGCAGAGAAGCTTCGATTCTAGCATCGATTGCTTCATCTGTGGCTTCCTCTTCGGAACTGAAACCATTTGCTATAGACTCGCACACAGTCATCAGCTCATCTTTACTGAATCCGTAGGACTTAGCCTTCGGCTCCAGTCTGGTAAATACCTTGTTCTTCATTTCTTTTAACTTACTTTTTTTATTATAGGGTCTGCTATCTTGAGAACAGCAGACCCCTAGCCAGTAAGTTATGAAAGGTAGTAGCCTACTTTTCTGGAATAGCTTGCGACAAAGGTATAAAAAAAGTGTTGCAAAATGCAACACTTTCTAAAAGATTTTATTGCTCAACTTGTTTTTACTGACCTATTTAGGCTAAAACAGCCACTTTCATGGGGTAACTTTGCCTAAAAACTCCGGTCTCTGTCTTTCAATGCAAAGAAAGCTTCATCCATCATTTCTATGAGACCCTTGACCTCATCTTCGGTGCAAACAACACTCACATCTATGATTTCCGATAGTGACCTCGCCACATAGGTAGCAGTCTCATCAGACACAGAAACGAACGAGCCTCCGTTCCTTGAACTTGCATTCTTGACCTTGATCTGGAGCAATCCCAGGTCTGCAGTGATAGTCTGCGAATACTTGTGACCATGCCTGTTCAACCTGCCTACAATCTTCTGAACACACTCTGCTATCTGTTCGTTGTTGTATGACTCATGCATTGCGTATGCCTCCTCCTGGAGGAGTTCCATCGCCATATCATATACTCTGTTTCCCATAACTAAAATGCCGGCTTCATCCTTACCAATCTCAATACTTCTTTCAGCTCACTGTCTGTGTACCTTTCTGCCATTCCACGTGTGACTCCATTCACATTCATGGTTATTTCGATTGCCCTCTCTCTTGAGACCAATCGCTGATTCGTGTTTACTCTATCCATGCCTTACTCTCCTTCTATGTAACAGTAGTCAATCTCCCAAGAACTGAGGTAAAAGTCAAGCCTTATTCCTTCCTCTGAACCATCCATGCAATCAGCGAAAATCGAATTACCACCAAGACCTGGGATGAAATACTTGTTGTCACTAACGAACTGATAGGACCTTGACTCTAGGCTGTAATCTTTGCCTGGCCAGTTATCTTCCTTGAAAACAACAACTCCTACTAGTCTGTTAGACTTTGAGGCAGAATACTGGCTTGTCACCTTTTTCTCCTCGTTGTGCTTAACGAACCTTTTGTACACCTGTTCAAATGTCAACTTCTTCATAACTTACTTTGTTTTGGGTTTATACTAAATACATTCTTTCATCATGTGGTAAACTTCGTCTCCCCATTCATAGCTCAACTTAGAAAGCATAATATTGTCTAGGAACAGTTCGGTGGAGATAATGTATGCACCTTGCTTTTGAGCACCTTGTAGCTCCTTATAGACTTCTTCGAAAGGCTTGCCATCTATGTTAAGGGCGAAGTACCTTGCTATCTCTATCTTGGCTTCGATTCTCCTGCCCTTTTCATTCAACATCTTCCACCTGTTGATTCTTGGGGTAAGAATCTTACTCAACAGCTTCTCATTCATGGCTTAGTCCTTTCTATAAAGGTCTGACTTCGGATCGAGAATCATTCCAATGATGTACATCGCTCCTCCGGTAAACAAACAGTGCTTTCCTGCTGTGAAGCCACCAATCACACAAACGGCAACAAGGGCATATGCAATAAACGCAGGGATTCTTTCACGTGGGATTCTTCTAACTTTCTTCATACAACTTACTTTTTTACTATCTTTGCAGGGCTGGAGAATGAAATCTTAATCTTCAGCGAGGGGAGAGCCGGAAACTGACCCCTCGCCCTTGGCACTAGTAGTTAGTAACTACAAATGTCCATCTGCCAAGTCTGATAGAGATTCTTATTCTCATAACAGCGAAGATTAAGTTCCGGAGGACAAATTCTTAAGGCGTTCCTCCACTACCTCGCCTCTTCCCTTGGGAGAGGCTTTCTTTTTTCCAGCTTTTCAAAGAACTTTCTTTTAGCTAATGTAAAGGTACGCATAAATGTTTTTCAACGAGCCATTGTAAAACATTATTTTTCAATGATTTAACAAGTTTTTACATTGGTCTCAGCTACGTTCTGAATGACAAACAAAAAGGGTGGGGACTATCCGTCCCTACCCTGACAAGAAAACTCCTCTACCAACGCCTTCATATAGATTAACGAACTCAACATCGCAAAAGACAAAACACGTGCCATACATCACACAACTTATTGCTACTCTTGCACTTGAATCCCTTTTTATATGAGCAAACTGAGAAAGCCTGGGGACCTTCACAGCCGTCATAACCACCTGACTACTAGTGAGTTGAATCACAGCCAATCTCCATTCCACCTTCTGGGCTTCCGAACGGACAGATAACTCTTATCTTCTCACTGCACATGTAATAGCAGCTATCAAGATCAAAACCAAGCCCTCCTTGACTTATAGGTGCCTGAATAAATGCTGCAACATCGTTGTTGAAGTCACGTTCAACAATCTTTTCGTCAGCTTTCAGAAGTATCACTTCACTTACGCTGTAATCCAAAATTGCAATGTCTACCATATCTTATTGACTTACTTGAAACACTTTTCTTCTGCGAACGAGTAGCACACGCCTTCATTCGTAACCATCACATGGTCTGTAAGAGCAATGCCAACTGAACTCAATGCATTCTTCACACTTCTGACCTTATCTATCACATCCCTACTTGGAAGCAGGTCTTCATCCTTACAACTTTGTGCTAATATGGCAGCTTCTCCTTTGTTTTCAATCACATTCTTGCAGATGTACATTGGGGCAAATCTTGAAAATTCGAACTTTCCGAAGAAGCATGCATCAATGCTCTTGATACAATGCATTCTGTCTAAAGTGATACACCACACCTCGTCTCTGTACTCCTCGCGCCCTGCCAGAACTGATCTGAGTATAGGGACAACATCTTCTACTCCCCTTATTGGAGCAGGTTGATTGTAGACTCTTAATCTTTCATAAAGACCAATAGCGGCCTTTACAACTGGCTGTTGGGTTGGAGATACATTGCCTATGATTGCCTCCAATGGAAGCGTTTGGTACTTCTTCATCTCCACTCCTAGGATGCCGGCTAGTTCGTGAGTCTCCTTTTTTCTGTACTCTGACATCATGTCGTCAAACAACTTCGACTTCTTTTCCATAACTTACTTTTCTTTGAGCCGTTACACTTAAACTGCTATTACCGGAGTGACAACTGCCTTGAACTTGCATCTTCTATACTTTGCGATGTCAAGCATATCAGCAACCGTGCCGAAACACTCCGTCTTGATACGAAAACAGTTCTTTCCACATTCGCCCTGGCTCACAAACTCAAATCTTGCCGATTCTTCTATGAATACCTTGGCTATCTTCTTTGCGTTGTCAAGGTCCTGCGCATACACCTCGGTGTCTACAATCACAGCAGGATCCATGCTGATGTTTCCAATCTTCTTCATTTCTTTCTCTACTTCTGTTCTACAGTCTGTTTATATCGTTATAATGGAGAACTTCTCCTTCTTCAAAACCTTCTTCGATGTTGCTTTCAAAAAGCTCCTTGAGAGATAGCCATCCGTGACGGATCGAACCTTTCAACTCCTGATACTTCTCATCTGCTACATCCTTGTCTGAAAACAATCTTCTTTTCTTCTTACCTTCAAGAGTGAGATACCACTCCAACAAATACAACTTGCTCATATCTTTATCAATCTAAAATTCAAAATGCACAAGACCAATCTCCTTCGCCAAAACTTCAATATCTTGTATCCTTTTTACTCTCCTAGGAATTACTGTGCCGTTTTCAGACTTACTATAACTTATAGGACCAGGAACTCTCTTTCCGTCATTCCTTCTGACAATATCAGCGTACTTAAGCGTATAATATGATACACCTCTGTAGTCTGTCACGTAATCTGCCAAAAGCACCTTCTTGAAATATTTGTCGTAAACTGCGACATGCTTCAAATTGGACTCTATCATAACTTACTATTTTGATTTCTTATGTAAAGGTAAGCATGAATTTTGAATTACCGACACATAACATGCTGATTTTATGCAAGTTATGACATTTTTATTCAAAATGAACTTTTCATTACTTTTTGGACCTGTACAAAACCTCCATCTTTCGATTTCTTTCATCAACCCATGCCAGGTAAAGCCTCTGCATTCTCTTACTGCTGAACTTTACATAACCCGAACTTCCTTGGAAGCTGTTCTCAAAGCTGTAAGCCAGGAGAAACAAGGTCTTCTGCTTGTCATACTTGATAGTCTTATTGTACAACCTATCGAAGGTGCAATAGCATACGTTTTCTTCGGGAAGGTTCTTATACCATTCTTGGTACTCTTTTTCATGGACTTTGGATATGAAGTATCCATCATTTCTTCCAGACTGGAATTCAAAGACAAGCCTCTGTAAGAAGATACCTTCCTTTTCTTCTCCGGAAAACATGCCTTTATCAACTCCATCTACCAAATAAATCAATTTCATAACTCTACTTTTTTCTATAAAAATATAAATCTATAAAACCTAGGCTTCATACTCCATTAGGAGCTCAAAGTAAGCCTGTATGTCTTCATCCCTCATACCATTGGGGATATTGTAGTAAAACTGGTCATCTTTCAATGATGTGGCTGTTCCGTTCTCTACCTTGAATACGCCGAAACATGTGTCAACTAATCTTATCATAACTTAAAATGTTAACTTCTGTTCAATATCTTCTACTATGTTCTGATGTGGACAATACTTTCCTTCCATCTCCCAGGCTAACTTCTCTGCCTCTTTCAAGGTCTTAGCCTCCACCTCAATCGTTCCATACTCTGTCATGGTGGTGTAAAAAACAAACTTTGCCATAATTTACAATTCTATGTCATTCATTCTTGCAACATGCTCGAAATAAACATGGGCTTCATCTGTATTCATAGCCTGATACAATTCTTCAAGGAAGACTTCTGCTCCTAGCTGCTCCTTGAGGGTTTCATACTCCTGTTGTACTTCAATGTGATCCATGTCCATTACTCCTTACATTTTTCAACTTCGTAATATGGAGACACCTCTCCACCATGTTCAATAGCTTCTGGACTAAGCAGCTCTAGACCTTCGAAATAAAGCTCTGCCTCATCCTTGCTTTTAGCCTTGATGAAAACCTCAGACCGGAATTTGAAACAGAAGACCTTTTCCTCCTCATCAGGCTCTTCTTCTCCTTCAATCTTCCAGATACAGCCTGGTCTCATTATTCCTGTGTTGTAGCCTTCCTTAATGGAATCTGCCACTTCCTTCAAATTCTTCGAAAGCTCCTCCATGTTGCGGGCTTTCATGTTCTGCATGTTCAATGTCAACATATCTTTAACTATTCATTTTGTAATACTTCTCAAAATAACATTCTCTAGGCTTTCTTTCATCTATCCTGCAGGCTCCTAGATAAACCCAAGGTCCATTGTTGTCACTGTCTCTTTCGAACGTGTCGTACAGATCGACAAACTCCTCATCTATGGTCTTGGCTTCTCCAACCTGCAGATAACTTCTTGTGCAGTTGACAGGAGGAACACAATCCCTTAACTGCCATACAACCGGTTCATCGACTTCCTGTCCTACTGTGAGCTTGAGAACCTTGTCTCTCCTCCAGTCTTGCATCGTGTACATTGCCATATCTACCTTGTTTTTACTACTGAACCATCTTCTGAAACCTTGTACCATGTAGCAGGATAACTAGGCTTTTTCGTTACTGTCCTTACTCTCATCTTATCTGAGTGAGAATTCCACTTGTTTTCTACAATCTCCGTCTCAAGCAGGGTCTTGCATTCACAGACAAGCTTGTCTTTCCAAATCCTGTCTGAGCATACTACATAAAACTTTTCCATTGGTGTCCACTCTGTAGCTCTCAAGTGGCTATCTACTAGATCAACTCTGCCATCTTCGAACATGGTGACAAGCATATCTATACTTTCCTGCAGTCTTTCCCATATGGATTCAACGGACTTTGGGGCATTCCTTTTTAGCTCTCTCACACAAACCTTCAATCCGGAAAAAGCTTCAACCTTTTCAATGGTATATCCATCTTTTGGTATCAGCGTAACAGGGTAAATAAACACATAGATTCCTCTTTTCTCCTCCTGGTGGGTAAAGGAGTTCCAACCTCCTGGTTGATAGCTTACGGACACCTTAATATGAGTGGTGTCTTTAAGCTTTGTGGTCTCAAAATACTTTTCCATAACTTACTTTCTTTAAGGCATCGAATTCGATGCGGTTAATAATTGATAACATTCTTTGCCGGGATTCTCTCCGAGTGGAGATTAACAGCCCATACTCTGAAATCGTAGAAGTCTCCTTCAACATTGAAAGTGATTGTCTGCGACTTCTCTGATGCATCGTTCATTACTGTGTCTCTCCAAACATATAAGTCTTTTACTTCTTTACCTTCCGACCTCCTGTTTCTGATAAACTTTGCCACGTAGTCTCTCATCAACTGGATAGCATGTTCTGGGAGGGTAAAAGAGTGGCAACCAAAATCCCAACCATTATCATTGCACTCGCAACCTACAACGTAAACTTTCTTGCTCATGATCTAGAATCTTTCCGGGTAAAACACATCTACATCTTTATGACCTTCTGCTCTTCTCAACGACACGAGAGCTGACCTCAAGTATGTCAAGTGGGCAGACAGCTCCATAGTCTTATTGAAAAGCCTGTCAACTTCGTTGCACCTTTCTTCTGTGAACTCCATCTTCTTGGCAGAAGCCAATCTTTTTTCGACACAAACAAGATAAGACTGCTCATCTACTATCATCTGCTTCAACTGATTCAAAATCTCTTTCATAACTTACTCTATTGATATTAAAACTGAATGAAATTGTCTTCAAGGAATGTATTGCTTACTCTCCAGTAATCTCCAAGACCTTTTCTCTCAGAATACGTCTTATTGGCATCAAGAAGAACAACATGCCAATCTTCAATCTCAATAACATACCAATGCTTCCTACTTATTCTTGGATTAACACACAAGAGAATATCTCCAACATTGACTTCCATATCTTACTCTATCTTAGTGATTACTAATTGATTACACATGTAAAGGTAGCCAATGATTTGTTTCAACGAGCCATTGACTACCAATATTTTACATGTTTTTCTCAAGTTTTTTCAAGTGACTATCAAAAGTCCATAATGTCGCCTAGGTCCTTCACTAAGCATCCATCGAAATACAGGTCTCTCTCAACCTTTAGACCGAATGGAAGACTGAGGTTTTCAAGCTCTCTTAGACCGAAATAACCATACTCTGCTCCATAGTCATTAACGACTATTCCAAAGAACATCCAGTCTCCGTCTTCCAGTATGTCACCCTCCAACACATACCATGTCCATGAACCAACAGGAGCAAAGAACTTGCACACAACCTTGGCTTCTACACCTTTTTCATCCTGAGACCTAAGAGGAAACTTCTCAAGCTTCTTCTCTATAGCTTTTGTCAACAACTTCATAACTTACTTTTTACTTTATTCTACTCCTGGCTGCACATCTCTATCAGTTCATACACATCTTCTGCGTAATCTATGCAGAATCTATTGAACTCATCATCATTATCTTCACTGAAGTGGTAGAAGTCTGCACTTCTGCATTCCTCCTTGTACCTCTCCAACATCGTGTTCTCAACATCCCAGTAATTGGCTACTTTGCCATCGTGTTCCAACTCCGGGTCTGACCATTCTCCGTGCAAAATCACTGTGACTCCTTCGACACCTCTCCAATAGCTCTGTTCCATAACTTGCTCTTTTTGTTTTTCTGCAATTTCTTCTAAATCTTTCCAGGCATTGACGTTTTCTCCGTCATAATATAAGCTAGAACACCCACCATCTGCGTAATAATCAAACTTGTGTTCGTCTAGACCAAGCTCTTCAACAGCCCTGTATATTACTTGCTTATACAAGTCCCATATTAAAACGTTTCCAAAACGTTTATAATCAATGCCACTATTCAACAATGCGTAGACATCACTATCGATTATATCAACATCGAAATTATCAGTGATCTCATCAACTTTCCAGGAACAAACTCCTAGACAAGCACACAGAAAATCTTTGGTTTCCATAACATCTATTCATTAAAGCAAACATTTATACAATTCGGCAAATTCTTAATGTATCTGATATGCACTTTCGCTGCATTTGCACATTCTTGATGACGTCTATCTGAAGAATCGTAATAACTTTTTATCAACTCTGAAAACTGCTCTCCAGTGATAACTTCTCCTATTGGGGCTAGAAACCCATAAGCTTCTGCCACATATTCTGCTAATTCTTTGACATTCTTTCCCATAACTCTAAAAATGCGGATCAATATAGTGTCTCTGATAGTGGAGAGCCAATGCTACTCCATCCCGAACTGGTTGACCCTCCATAATCCATCTTCCATTCTTCCTATGAGTAAAGTATTGCACCTCTCCGTGAAGGCCTGGTAAAATCTCATAATTACCTCCATACCAATCCTTACATTCCGTGTCGTTGAACATTACTCCAACTCTATTCATCTTCTCATTAACTTCTACTACTGTAGCTGCTCTGTAATCCGAGAAGTACACTATCGTGCAAGGGATGCCAACCTCCGGGATTATGCCTCTGACTACAGACAGCCACTTTGCTTCAAGCCTTTCTTCCTCTTTGCTGTCGTACTCATCCTTGATCTGTTCACGAAGCTTCTTGATTTCAGCCATCGCCTGGCTGTAAGGCATTCTTACCATTTCCATAACTTACTTTATTTGACTTAGAATCAATGCAACGGCTTCCTTTGCATCATTTATTCCTCTTTCATAACCACGAGTGTACTCCCTCACCTCTTTGGAGCCAACCTTGGTCATGTAAGTAGCAGAACTACTCCATCTTTTCAACTGTTCTATAACTTTATCTTTCATGACTTACTTTCTGCTAAGATTAACAACTCCACCTGACAGACATGCAACACAATAGTCGACATCCATGCCTTCCTTCCAATATCTGTATGCCATTTCAACATACTCCTTGGTCTTTTCCATGCAATAGCAAACTACTTTAGGCTTATTGACGATTCTACTTGCTCCTACAAGCTCTTCAATCATCTGCTTCTTGGTTAACTTACTCATAACTTACTTATTCTAATAGGTTTCAATCAATCTCTTCTTACTAGGCTTGGTCATAAGCATGTCCGACCACACACCTCCTACAGGTCCATATCTCCAAAACTTCACAAAGTGAGGCTTCTCTGCATACTGCTCAATGTATAGCATGGTTCCTGAACCGGCCTCAAACACTTCTCTTTTGTAAACTATTGTCATAACCTAACAAGCTACTGTATAAAGATACAACTTCTTTCCTTCAAGCTCCTTGAACTCAAAAACCTTGTACTTTCCCTTCTCGTCAATAGTGAGCATCAGCTTAGTGTAGCTACCACCATTCCACTTCTTTGCAAAGTCTATGAACTGATAAGACTTCTTGCTGCTTCCGACCTGGAATACGTGACCCATGCACATTCCGTCAAAATCCCAATAATTGCATTTTTCAATGATCTGCATAACTATATCTCCTAAAACTTTACTTCTTTCTGCTTGTATGACACTATGTACTGTCCGTTGTACTCTACCTTGAAAACACAGATGGCTACATCTCCGTGAGATTCAATCTTATTCTTAACATACTCTTTGTTCTCACCGCCTTCTGCTCCACGAGTTCTTAAGCCAAGCCAAAAAACAAAAGGACAACTACTGTTGCTTTCAACTTCATAATCCCTACATTCCTTATCGATTCTTCTAAGGTGCTCTATCTCAGCCTGTGCATCGTTAATGATAAGGTGCTGATTGAGGACCATCGAGTATGCGTTACACATATTCCATAAGAAGTTCTCCACCTGCTCTATTGTAGCAAATTCTTTCTCTATCTTTTTCATAACTTATTGATTTCTAATGGTTTACAGTTGTAAAGGTAAGCAAGATAATGTATCAACGAGCCAAGTGATTTCATTATTTTTCAAAAAAAATGCAAGTTTTTACATAGTTCGTTCCAGGGCAACAAAAAAGGTCGCAAGACTCTCATCTGCGACCTTTTTTATAATCTAATCGTCTATAGCAAAGTAGAACTGATCTATAATCACAAGCATTTCTGGTGGAAGGTATTTTTTTACTTCTAACCTCATCCATAGAGGAATCCCCCACACTGCTTCTGCTATTCCACCAACAATAGCTGCTATGGTATCCGTGTCACCACCATGAGCTACAGCTTTTCTTATGGCTTCTTCAAAGCTATCTGACTCAGAAATTATCTTGAAGCACAACGGAACAGTACCTTGACAAGTCTCATCGAACACACCTTTCTTATAGTCTGCTGTCAAACAGCCTGGATAATACTTTTCAGCTATGCTATTAACTGCACTGCGCTTTGCACCGGAGATATGTCTTGCAAACCATATTGCACTTGCCACTGCAACAGCACCTTTGATGCCTTCTTCATGGTTATGAGAACATTCTGCAGACATCTTTGCCTGTCTCTTGACTTCTTCATAGTCATCGTAATAGAATCCTATGGCAGAAACTCTCATGGCAGAGCCATTGCCGAAGCTGTTGTATGGATTGTGATCCTTCGACCTTACCCATCCTGCGAACCTTGCACCATAGCCTCCCATAGGGTGAGGGTACTTACTGCACCACTTAGCTATGGACTGGCCGTAATCTTTACCACAAAGAATGGCATCTGCCACAGCTATCGTACAAATGGTATCATCTGTGAAATCGCACTCCGAGTGAAATATCTCGAACTGCTGTGTAAAAATATTGTCGAACTCAAACCTTGAGCCGACAACATCACCTATAATTGCACCCAACATAGCTATTTCCCTCCATTCTCCTTTTCTGCTATGGCAAGGATGTAGTCTGCAGCCTCCTGGGCTGTGTCGAACAACTTATTCCTAAGAATCGGATGATACTTTTCTCTCATTTCGTCTTTGGCATGCCTAATCATTGCAGAAAACTTATACTCATCTGCCTCTTTATCAACAAGCTCCGGACGTACATACACCAACGGTATGGGGCTTCTTGGGTCATAGTACCGATTCCCTTCTTCCATGCCACGAATCTGCATCATGGCTCTAATAGCATTCTCATGTCCTTTCATACTTACTAGTCTAAATTTTTCTTTGTGTAAAGTTACGAAGAATATTGTTTCAACGAGCCAAGATAATACATTAATTTTCAATTATATAACAAATTATCTCAATAACTCCGCTATCATTCATTTTTGCTGACGTAACCTTATACTTTAGGTCTCTCTGCAATAACAATTCTGCTTCTTTGCTTATCTGTCGTTGTGCAGTCTTGCCATCCCAAGACAATCTATCATTACATCCAAATGCAGAAAAAGGGTCACAATATGCACCTTTTGTACCCTTTGGAACAAATATCTGAAAATCTACTGATCTGCTGAATCCTCTACCCTTAGTAACTCCACAGCTTACGAATGCCTTATCTGTAAGCTCTTTTCCAACAAGACTATCTAGCAACTTGTCACTTGCTCCTGTCAAATCAATGCCGGTCATGTTTGCCCATGCATCAACACCTCGCCTAACCCAAACATCCTCCGGAATGGTATTTTTGTCAATGTATTCCGTAAGCAACTCGATTTGCTTTGTATCAGGCTCTCCCTTTCTCATTGGCCTGTTATATGGAGCCTCATCCCAAGTATATTCATAAGCTGCCTTTCTCATATCAGCATCTGAATCAAGCCAAGCCTTACTAGCTACTGGGAACATAATATCATTCATCTCCTGCACTGTCCTCCAGTCAGTCTCCTTCATTCTCTCCTCAATAGACTTGACAACCTTTGGCTTAGGTGGATACAAAGCTCTATTGATGTAGACACTATTGTCTTTCATGTAGTATGGCAACGTACCTATCTTCTTTGCTCTGAGGATTCTTGCCTTGTTGTCGAATATCCATTGATTGAAGCCTTCGGGCGGTGCAGTAACAGTGTTTACGCTCTTTCTTGCATATTGCTTACCACGTAATATGGAATCACTCTGCTTGTCGAACTCCTCCTGGGTATTGAGGATAGGAACTACGTAACAGCGACAATTCGGGTGCCAAGGTGTAAAAAAGAAATCCTTTGGGTACTTTCCCTTGTGTGACTCACATATGTCGCAATGATAAGGATGTGTACTTCTCTTCACCTCAAAACCTACTATGAAATCAAGGTCTTGGTATCTCTGCATTTCAGCACTATGATATGCCATATTGATTTCAGTCCTTGCAAGTCTTTGAGCATTTCTCACACTGCTTCGATATGCTCCTGCTCCGGGATGATAAGACTTTGCATTCTTTGACAGCTTCAATTCTCCGTACTTGTCACGAACTCTACGAAATAACTTATCCGGCTCCTTGAGACACTTCTTAACTTTCCTAGCAAGTTCTGCCGCAGATTCTCCTCTTTCGATTGACAAAGCCAACTGAGTTTCAAGGCGGTGGTACTCTGCCATATTCCACACCTTGTCTGACAGGCTCAATCCTTTGATTTTTCTTTTCTGAAAAGCTTCAAGAGCCTTATCGTGATTATTGAACAGATCAACAACATCCGAATTCTTTATGGCATCTATATTAACACCCCTGCTTTTGAACAAGTCTCTGACCATTTGGTCTGTAATTTCGTTGGATTTCTTCCACTCGGCAGAGGTTCCAGTGAGAATCACATCGTATATGGACGAAGATAGGCTGTTTACGACACTATCTGCCTTCTTCTTGAGGGTTGGATAGTCTTCGAAGAAAAACTGGCTAGAATCGTCGTATTTTGCCTTGCCGAACAACTTACAGAATTCAGAAGTGGCATCATCAAAGAATCGCTCAAGCATCTGCAGATACTTGGCGACCCTCTGAATATGAGCATTGCTCTGATATGTGTAATCGACCTTTGCCATAGGTCATATTCTACTGTGCTCCTTCAAACACATCTACTGACCTCTGAGCAGCAAGGTCGGACATTGTCTCGTCTTCTATTCTCTTGATTTCCTCATCAACATCTGCAACATCATCAAACTGCTCAATAGCTGACCTTCTCGAAAGAAGCCTGCTGTCAACTCTCTTTGCAAGTCTATCTGTCTGCGATGTCTGGTCATTCTGAATGAACGGAGTGATGATATGTTTACAAGTCAACCTATTGACAAGAGGCTTCCAAGAAGGATTCACTGTTGCCAATATAGACTTGATTACAGAGAACTCTCTATCAAGGAACCAAACTATATCGTGGGACTCCTCTCCTACTTTCAAGTGAGCATCGGTAAGGAGTGTCTTTCTTGCTTCTCCACTCATCTGTCCAAGACCTTTGATATTTTCCATCGAAAGGTCAGGCATCTGAGTTACCTCTGAGATAAACTCCTTCTGTGTTCCTATATGCAACTTCACCTGATCTGAAGACATAGCAGGATTGAGAAGTTCAACCTTTCCTCCATTCTTGAGCTGATATGCCTCTCGTCCTCTACCATTAGCAGGTGGAGCACCTACAACATCTCCTGAGACTACTATGATAGGACTGCTGTTCTTCTTGATTACGTCAGAGTTTCTGCTGTTTGAAAACTCTATCTCGTTTCTGAAATCCTGTATTCCGTCATACAATGCTCCTGGTCTGCTTATGTAAGCTGCCTGAATCTTTCCAATGACAACCTTCTTTTCCTCTACAGTCCATCCATCCTCTCCGTTTGTCCAATAGTAAGCATTCTGTGCAGTAAAGCAGTCGAACTTCTCTACATCCTTACCATTGACATTGACAACGTACTTGAAGCTCAATGCTATGAGGTCTCCGGAATCATCGAACAATGGATAGATATCTGCCTGGTAAATCTGCGACATCTTTGAAGCCATTGGAGAATAGCTCCTGCATCTTATCTTTGCACTAGTAGGGAAGCCATACTTCTCATGCTTCTCTCCACCATCATCTGTGACATACCAGACTGTAGCCATTTCGCATGAAGCAAAGTAAGCCTTCATTCGCTTCATGTTGACACCATCTATTCTGACAGCATCATACACTTTTTCTATAGCATCTGCGAATGCCTTTTCTGCTTCATTCGCTGCAGAATAAACTCTCTTAACAGGAATGGAGAAAGCCATCTGAGCCATTCTTCTTACAGCTATCTTTTCAGCAGGGTAAGAAATCTTTGCCGGAACATCTCTCTGACCATCTGCATTTGACTTTTCAACAGGTCTTAGCGTAGGGTCATTCTTGATCGGATGCTTGCTTTCATCATACAACTTCTCCAATTCAATCCAGGTAGGAACATCCTTTGTACAAGAGCAAAGGTCTGCAATGATATCTTCGGGCTTTCTTCCCGCTTCAAAGATTTCTTCCAATGTATTCATATTCACGCTGTTTTATCATCGGCAAAATTAGCAAAACTGTTTCATTATGCAACACTTTTACTAACCAAACATCCTTACCAAGTCGCTCTGACTAAGAACATTATTATCCGGGATGTGAGGATAGAACGTGTTGTTCAAGGCATCCATCCTATCGGGAGACCTTCCCAATCTTGCCTGTATGTCCTCTTTCGGCTCTATGATGATAGAACCATTACTCTGAAACTTCCACTTAGGTTCTGTCAACTCTTGTGCCAACATATCATCTGGAGGAAGCATTGCATTATGTCCGTTTCTTGGGTCCAGCCAGTCTCTTGTGCACCAATGCAGGTAAGCCCTCATGTTGGCAAACGTGTACTGTCCGGTAACATCAGTCAGTTCTTTTGCACCTTCACTATTCTTGCATGAGATAGCCCACTTGTGGTCAAGTTCCTCAAGTCTAGAGAATACTCCAGCACCTTCACCAATGGTATCTATCATTGCAAATGCCCCTTTTGCAACAGATTCATGGATTCCTTGGATTATCATACCTGCAACATGCATGTGGTCTGCCTTTCCTGCAGACTGATAAGAATCTATCTTCCTTACGAAATTTCCGTATCTGTGAGCAAGGTTAGAGCTGTCTCGTCCCATACCTGCCACATCGACACCAAGTCTCAAAGGTTCTTTTGGAGGAATGTAGTCATATCCGTGCTCCTCTACGAATTCAAGCCATCTTCTGTTTGCAAGCTCCACCCATTCGTATGGAATGAGGATGTCAGAAGACACTCTAGGAAACATACCAAGCACCTTGATCCTAAACAAGTCGTTCGGTCTGTAGAAAGCACCTTCCCACAAAAAGTCTCCTTCTCCTTCATTGAAATCCCTCTCTTGTATAGGAATGGTCCAGTTCTCAACCTTATCCTTTACCCAATCGTAGTCAACCTGGCCAGGAATGACTATCTTCTTTGAAACAACATTCTCTGCATTCAGCGAAGAAAGTCTGAACTTTCTGAATCGTTCAGACTTCATAGCTCTTGCAGCATATCCTGTAGTAACATTGGGGTTGAACACAAGCAGTATTCTTGAATTACCCTGCAAGTTACCCTCTATGGCATTGTACACTATCTCCGAAATACCGGAAGCCTCCGTAATGGAGAACATAGTGTTTACTGCATGGAATCCAGACCAAGCCTCTGTTGCATCGTCTCCAGCCTTGAAGCCAGTCAAGAACCACTCCTCATAGTCTGTACGAATATCATCTGCCACCAATCTTCCGGGAAGGAATCCTGCGTTTCTGAACAGTCTTCTTACTTCCGGGGTCATGATGTTGTGCACCTGTCTTCCTGTAGGTGCCGTCATGGCAACCTTCGTGTTGGCAACTAACCTACCATTGGCATCCCAACGTGGAGTGAGATAAAAGAACGAGAGACAAGCACAAGCTGAAACGAAGTCCTTTCCCCTTGCTGTTCCAGATGCCACTGCTGTCATCTTATTCTCTTGCACACTATTGATGATAGCCTGCTGTTCAGAATCAAGACGAGCCTTAAGGACATCACGAACAAAGCGGTTCCAGTCTTCTCTCCATGCCAACATGTACTTGGCGGCTTTCTCTAGTTCTCTTTCGTTCACAAATATTCTATATTCTGGTAAATTTTGGAGTGGACACCCTTTGAAGGACATCAGCCTTTGGCAAGCTAATCTCTATCGGTGACTCAAATGGCATAAAAGCACCGATTACTGATGCTACAATGATAGCACCTACTACACTAATAACATTTTCCATAACCAAATTTATTTAGACATCATCCGGCAGAGACATCATCAACTGCTGGAATGGATTGACTTCAACCTTCTGTTCGATCTGCTCAACATATCCTCTCTTCTTGCCCTTGGTCTTCAAGAAGAAAATGATTGCCGTCATGTCGTTATTGAGGATTGCCTGCTTCAACTTTGTCTCAACCATGTCTATGTTGCTCTCCTCAGCATCTTCTATCGCCTCTCTGAACTTGGGATTTCTTTCCATCCAGTAATAGAAGTTTCTTCTTGACATACCGACCTTCTCACAAGTGTGCGATATGTTGCACAATCCAGGACCTCCGTAGAGTTCAATAAACTTTTTCTGCTTCTTTGTAAGTTTGACAGCAGATTTTTCAACTACCTCTTTCATAAAAATGCTCTCGTATTACTTTGGGGTTATAAGCGGCGCCAACCGCATATAACCCAATGTTGAATCTAACCCAAAACTAATAACTATCCGTCCTTCACAGGAGGGTTTTTGAGAGAGTAGTGCAACCCAATGCAATACTCCCAACAGGAAGGCTCTCTGAGCTTTCACCGCTATCCAGCAGGTGTCCTATTGCGGAAGGAGAGAGATTCGAACTCTCGGAACATTCACATGTTCGCCTCCTTAGCAGAGAGGTGGTTTAAGCCACTCACCCATCCTTCCTTTGGGGAGCCGACTTCCCCGATGATTTTGAACACTTATAAACAATGGCATTTTTCCTAACTTGGTCTATATTTGTCGGCTTCTTTCATCAAAATAGTGTTGGAGAACCATCATTCTTCCTCTCGTCATTTCTGTAAGCTTTGTCTGTTGCCGGCAGATCCTCCCTCTCAATTCCGTAGACATTGTCAATCTTCCAGGCAATTCTTTCAAGCTCCTCCTCACCTTTTACCTTGTTGGCATTGGTTATCTTGCAACTTTCCTTGTAGAAATAATCAAGCCCTCTACCCATAGCCTTTCCTCTCCTGGTATGCATGTCGAAAGCCCAATTTGGAATCTCCTTCATTTCCTCTCTGTTCTGTTGCCAATAAACAGTGATTGCATGATCAATGAATCTTGACTTCCTACTATTGACAAGAACTGCTATTGCGTGAGTAAAAGGCAGCTTCTTGGCTCCAATATCTTTTCGCATTGTCAAGTAGTCAAACGACTGCTTCAATGCCATAATCTGAACCACACAACTTGGCTCGCCTAGACCTACATCCTCACTGGCCATGATAATCATTCGCTTCCAAGCATACTCCTCATAGTTGCTTTCATACAGCTCGATTCCCCAATACATCGCATCTTCAAGAAGCCCCCTTCTTATGGACTTCTGAAAAGCCGAAGCGACTTCGTAAAAGTCATAACCTTTCTTCGTAAGTCTCTGATAACTATCTCCCATAACTCATTAAACTTTAATTGATTAGCTTCTATAAAGTTACGAAATATATTGTTTCAACGAGCCATGACACTCTTTAAAATTAGTATGGAATGACAAGGGTTCTCTGGAACTCAGACTTTCTCTTTGCAAGCATCGTATCCTCTTTCAGCCTTATGGCATCACCAAACATTCTGCGAAGAAAAAGAGTATCCTCCATCTCCTGCTTGTTGGTTCTTGTGTTGGCACATCCTCCAGTGTTTCCAAAGGTCTTCTGACCAACTGCACTGAATCTCTTGTCAATCCAACAGTATCTATGAACATAGGCGTTGTAGGCAGAAATCCAGTAGTCTTCACTCACCTTTGCCATTTCATGGAAGAACAGCTTAGAACCTTCAAGTAGACCTATATCTCCATTAAGTATTCCGGTAAGGTGGATTGGGTGATTCTCATCATATGCAAGAGGATTGCACTCCTTACTGATTCCAAACAGGAAGCATCCTGCCATCTTTGCACAGTTGCCTATATACTGAATGATGTCGTATGCTTCATCCTTATCAAGCACTGCATCTTCTCCTTTCTCCACATACAATCTTCCAAGATGTTTGATGTCATCGTCGATTTGGAACGAATTTTTAAAATGCTCATATATGAACTGCCTCTTGAGAGTGAGACCCTTAAGACTATCGGGATGTGTCAATATCTCCATTCCTTGATTATGCTCACGATATGCAGACTCCTCAGATTCAGGTACACACAGCACTGCGTTACTAATGGCGTTCTTTGTGAGAACTCTATCTGCCCTTCCCATTGACGGAATGACAATCTTTATATCTACAGCAGACATACTACTTCTCCTCCCATTGTTTGCGGAACTTGTCTACATCTATGACCATAGCCTTTCCTGTTCTTGAATTCTTGTAAGACTGACACTTCTCTATGCCTAGCACTGTCTCAAGGAAAGCTGTATCAATACTATTCTTCGATACGATTATAACTGCATCGTACTTCTCAGAGAACTTAGGAACTAGAGGATACACACAAGTGGCATTACTCTCCTTGTGGAACTTCTCCTCAAACTCAGTCATGAATGCCTTAAGCTCCTCCTCTTTGAAGCCTATGCCTAACAGCATATCTTTTTTGAAGTACTTTGCAAGGAGGTCATGGTCTATGCTTGCTGTATTCTTCGACAACCTGGCATTGAGTTCCATTTCTTCATCCGGATATGAGCAATACACTTCAACACAAGGCAGCTTGGTGTATCCAAGCTTCTTTGCTACTCTCAATCTCTGATGACCACCGACAATGACATTCTCTCTACCTTCTTGCATATTGACGATTATCGGATCAACGAATCCGAACTTCTTGATACTGTCCTCTATGCCCTTCTCCTCTTTTGGAGTACACTTCTTTGGATTGTACTCTGCCGGCTTTAGGGTGTCTATGTCCTTATAGACTATCTTCATTTCTTCCATAACTTATTAGCTTTAGCGATGAACTTGTATGAGTTGACCATCCATTCTTTCAGACCGAACACATTCATCATCGAATACATCAAATGACGGTACGACCTTACAAACAGGAACAGATAAATGCTTAAGAATCCAACATACGAAAAGAGGGTGTGGTATAGTGTTGGATATGACAATAACGGACAGATTAAGACAAGACACATAAGCCATAGGCATCTGAATGTGCTCAATGTCTTTTTAAGAGCCTCCAGAGCCATTCCATTGTATCCTCCGGAATACGCCACACACATATTAACAGCTCGTCTTGCTTCATCCTTTACATCAAATGACATTCTTTCAGTATTGATGTGAACCAGCGGGTCATAAATATCTATACAGTCTCCAACTTTGGGATATATGAAAGAACCTTCCTTGAAATAGAAGTCACACTGCGAACCTCTCCTAATCTGACAGCATACTCCTTTGTCTGCATCCAATGTGACGTACTCAGATATGTACTTATCCATAGTCAGCACCATCAGAAAGTTCGGATACTCAATCACAAGAGCATCATTGTTCATATACTCTCCAACATTATCTGACACAAGGTTGTCTCCGGATACCATTTCAAGATTACCATCGGAATAGTGCTTCCAAATATGTACAATCTTACTTGGATTAAGCACTATATGCTTGCTGAACTTATTGAGGTACACAGCAACATGATCGTAAGCTTTCCAACGCCTCTCAAACTGTCCAACAATATCATATTCGAAGCTATCACGTGAGAAGTCAATAGCATCACGCTTCTTGAGATTCATGGTAGAAACCCCTCTCTCAACAAGTGTGACTATTCCATTTACAGGAGACACTATCCTAGGAAGCGTAAAGCTTTCATTACGGACTTCCAGGCTTGACAGATAGAATAGGATATCATCCAAGTAGTTGTTCATCCATAAAACACCTAAACAGGTCAAAATTCCTGCAAACGGATGCATCAGCAAAGACACCGGAAGAACTATAGCTACTATGTATCTTAGTATGTTTGCAAACTTTGTCATTTCACAACCTCCTCTACTTTTATGAGTAATTCTTCGAATGTATGCCAGCCTTCGTCATAGTCATTAACTGACATTTCAACATCATTTAACAGACAGAACGGATTGTAGCCTCTAAGTATGTTTACAAGCGATGTTCCGGAAATCCTCTTGCTTCCCTCAATGTAGTACAACTTTCCGCTATGGTCTTCAACGACCTGAATGTGACATGGGCCTCTGAACATTCCAAGCACATCGGCATTCACAACATCACGTGCGAACCTAGCCACTTTATGACCATCGAACAAAAACCTTATGTACCTATCGTATCCTGCTCTCAGTTTCACCTCTCTTGGGTATAACTGCACAACTTCTCCGTCTTGATCGACAAACATATCAACAACATATTCGTGAGCGATGTCAATCCTTTGCTGTACACAATAGTCATCAAGGTTCATTATGCCCTTACTTCCTGCAGACATCGTATTGGGCTTTACAATAACTTCATCTGCCATCAATGTCTTAGGAACAGAGACTCCTCTACTTTCAAGCATGGCTGTAACGAATCTCTTGTCATACATTTCCTGGCCGACACAATTAAACCACTCACCTGCTCCATATTTACATCCTCTCTGCCTTGTAAGTTCATCAGCAGGGAAGACGACAAATTCTCCTAGATACTCACGAATCAGAACACTAGCACACAATGTCTTTACAGAATCATATCTTTCATTATTGGTAGCATGGAAAACCTTGTCATCATCCACCATAAAAAGATTATCGTCACATTTAGCAAGCTTCTTATATTGCCTAAAAAACATCAGTGCAGAAAGACCTGCCCTGCTTCCAGCTTCAAATACAACCCAGTTTTTCATGACTTCATCTTCTGTATGTAAAACAATTCTGCGTAATCAGCTCCACACTCTCTACCTCTAATGGCAGCAAGGGAACGGATGCCTTCTTCATTGATTGGAGACGGAGCCTTTCTGATCTGACTCTCGTACTTCTCCATCAAATCACATTTAGCATCAATGACATCACCTATATCGTGATACCACCTACCTCCGTCAATTATTTCTCCTGGCTCAAGACATGGATACTCATACAATGCGACCATCTTAGGGACATAACCTTCCCTCTGTCTCATTGAAGCCATTGCACATTCGTACAACTTCTTGTGGTCTTGGTGGTGTGATGTGCAGTTAATGAAAACCTCATCTGGTCTATATTCATCCACTTCCTTGTCTATCGCACTTATAATCGAACGACTAGGGACAGTGTCTAACTCTGCATCTTTTCCGTAGAACAGAACTTTGTAGGTTGCTTTGAGATTTTGGACGACAGACATCACCTCCAACTCCCTTGTGTTAGAATTCTGACGGATGTCTTCTCCACCTATGGCACCATAGATTATGTAGATGCTGTTACCTTTTTGACTTTCATGCAAAAGATAACCTCCTACTCCAAGCACCTCGTCATCTGCATGGGGTGCTATCACCAATATCTTCTTCATAACTTAACTTTTGCACAAAAATAGCCAAAGTGTTGCAATTTACAACACTTTGGCAACAAATTGTGCTCAAAACAAGCAGTTATCTCTATTTTACGACCTTTAGCCTTGATGCTATTATTTCGTAAAAATTCTTCTTCTCACCGGAAGCCGATGTGTACTGAGTCGATCTCATTCGTCCTTCAACATACACGGATGTGCCCCTATCTATGCTTTCCAGGCTGTCTTCGCTCTCGCTCTGCCAGCAAACCACATTGTGCCATGTGACTTCACATGCAGGAGAGCTTCCTGGCATCTGCTTAAGATACTCTGTAGCAACCGACAGGTTAACCACCTTAGTTCCGTGAATTTCACTGAGCCTTACAGCTCCCACTGTTCCTCTAATCTGAATTCTATTCAAATATTCCATAACTTACTTTATTTACTGAATAATCTCTTATAGGTTTCGAAATTCCTCTCCTCGTATGGGATGTCCTCCTGGTATCTTGTAGACCTCTGCAACCATTCATCGTAACACTCCTTGCAGAACCACTGATTTAGGACTGCTATGTAGTAACCAACTTCCGGGGAACTCATGCAGCTATCGCATACTCCAATGCACCCATACTGAGCTAACTTACTTACCATCTCGGCTCTTGTAATCTCCATGACAAGAAAGCCTTTTTCATTCTTCACTTCTTTCATAACTACTCAATAATTCTTATAGATTCTCCACAGGCAACGTCATCAAGGATATTACCTCCGTCATCTGCCTTCTGCATATCCCACAGCTTGTGCCAATTTTCTTTAGATGGATATCCGTGAGGAAATGCCTTCATTCCAAAGTCATTCATTCCAATCTTCTTTAATCCATTCTTATAAGCAACAAACTGAAGATAATTGGCTATCATTGTACTTATTCCGAAGTTCTCTATGATATTACCCAAATACAGACACAATGCAGGAGAAATCTCAAAAGTATGACATGCTTTTATTCTATTCCAGAGAATCGAAGCATAATTATCATTGCTTTCAAGTAGCTTCATCAGCTCCGGATCCTTATTCATATCCTCTTCACGAGTATGACAAGTAATGAACATTCTCATCTCATCGGTGGTCATTTCTTCTTTCTTGATCGAGGCTACTTCTCTAGCCCAATCTTCTATTGCGTGTGGACTTCTTTTCATAACTATAACTCTTGATAAACTTTTCCGAAAGGCTTACATCTCTTTTCAACGAAATGCTCCCAATCTTTGTACTTTCTAATTGGAGGGATACATCCCCAATCTTTACCTCCATTGAATGAGAAACTTCTTCTGATAACTTCTTCTGTGATTTCATGTGGGTCAAGACACTTGTCTGAACCGAAACCACTACCCCATCCACTGTCTCCTATATGAACTGTTCCTAGCTCAATGCCGGATAAACCAACTTGCATATAACCTATATTCTTTCCATCAGTAATGAAAGCATAATTCCAATCCATATCATTGTAGCCATACACCTTGTAACCGAGGGACTTTACCTTTTCTATGGCTTCTTTGAAATAGGCTATCTTGTGTTCTTGTCTCATAACTTACTCTATTTTTTACATATCATTTCACTTAACACCTTTGAAACAGCGTCCTGGACATTGCTGACATAAGCATCTATGCCTTCCATCTTTACCTTTACATCATCTATGATTGACTCTAAAACATTCTTCCTCATATCATCATCCAGGAAGATTCCAGACAATATCACATCGGTAAGTTCCGATATAACCCTATCTCTCATAACTTACTCCTCCGAATACTCTAAAACCTTACTCTCAACATATCCGTTGATACCTTGATCCTCCATCTCACTCAATCTGCACCAATCATCACTTGGCAAAGCATCAACAACAATAGCATACACCTGACGTGCTGTCTCTTTGTCGGCAAAGTATCTCTCCTTACGAACTTTGCCATTGGACCATTGTAGCCTGTATAACACGGCTCCATTTTGAACTTCTTGTGACATCTTATGACCATTTATCATTAAACTTCTCCTCCTGCTCTCATCTTGAAATGGTCAATAACACCGGTGATGCTCTGCATTGCATCTGTCTTGCTCATCATTTCATCAATCTCACCTTTTGAACGGTCATCCTGCATCCATTCTCTGAACATCAGAACTACCATATCTCTCAAGTTCTGCAGCTCTAGCAACGACATCTTATCAAGACCGAAATGATTCATCAACATCTTGATTTCACTGATTGAGGTGATTCCTTTGGTCTCCGGGCGATAATCCCGAATGTCCATGATCATCTGAAAATTTGTCTTCATAACTTACTTTTATTCATTATAGATTATCTCATCTGTCATGTGAGAAAACTCATCTTCTGACAGTTTTACAACATCCTTACCAACTCTTCCGGAGAAGTTAACTCTGACCTTGTCGTACACTCCTACTGCCTGCATGTGGATAAGGCTAGCATCCATTTCAGTCTCACACTCGACTGCGTAACGCTTCTCATTGTGGGTAAATGTAATGTACATCATGGCTCTATGCAATTATTCTTTCTTCTCCTGTAACTCCGTTATAACTGTAGACCATGAGGTCGTGACCATTGTTGCCTCCATGGAAATTGTGCTTATACGAAACTCCTATATTGAAACAAACTCCAAGTTCCTCATCCTCATCATTCGGCCACACATCCATTCTCAACTCTGCAGAATCGAACAACTGCTTCAAGATTGCGTTTGCTCTCATCTTCTCATCTACATCAGACAAAGTATCAACAACTTTAATATAGTTATCTCCATTATAGAGACGTTCTACATTAAACTCCAGATTCACCTTTACTCCAAGCGTCTTCTTGATAGCCTTCTCAAGCTTCGACTTACACTCGCTTTCAATGAAAGCAACAATCTTATTTGCATACTCTGTTCTCATAACTTACTCTATTTTGATTTAACTTAATGATTACTAATTGATTACATTTGTAAAGGTAGTCAAGAAAATAATATGCCGAGCCATTGATAATCAATATTTTACATAAAAATTGCAAGTTTTTACAGAATGTCGCAAATGACACACAACATACTCTGTAAAGACTTGCAATCACATAAAATTAAGACCTCTGACCTGTTGTTCCGAAGCCTCCATCACGTTCAGTCTCCGAAAGGGATTCTGCTTCTATAAGCTCAATCTCCGGAACATCAACAATCCTCATCTGCGAGATCCTTGAGCCTTTCTTGAAATACCACTTACACCCATAGAGGAGATGACCGTAATTTCTCACCCGCAATATTGTCCCAACATTACCCCTATAGTTGCTGTCTACTAAGCCAATCCTGACATCAGCATCGATGTAGCGAGATTCCCCTTTGTCATTGAACACCTCTATGCCTTTCGAAGAACATCCGCTTCTAGGCTGAATGATAGCAGCCTTACCTTTAGGCAACTCTATGGCAAACTTCATATTAATAATCTGTCTGCCGGACATCACTTCTACATTTTCTGGAACATACAGGTCAAATGCTGCATCTCCAACGTGCTGCTTCTTTGGCATCATGCCACCGTTTAGTTTTACTTTCACTTCCATTCTTGTAAATCTTTAAAGTTTCTTCAAGTATTTTAACATTTAGAGGATGCATTGGCTCTTTCGGGATGTTCATAAACATTGCCAATCACATCGAAAATATACACCGGGGACGAGGTTCTTTGATCACCTGCAAGTACACACAAGTCTGTGTCACATCCTTTCTCATCTTTGAAAACAAAACCTCCTTCACAAAATCTTATGCTTGTCACATAATCTTTTTTCCTTTTGCCGGCACATTCTGCCAAAGTAAAAGCATCAAACTCTGCTTGGCAACCAAACGTCTTTATCAGTTCGTTTTCATGTTCAGTCACATGGAGAATATCACCTTCGTAAACTTCTTTTCCATTGACATCCTTGATTCCGGTGTACTGACCTACTGTGCTAGGAAACACTTCATTTTCTTTATAAAGGTTTGAACAGTCAATCGGATATATGTAAACTCCACCAATGTTATCGTGCAGCAAGTCTCCATATAGCCATCCACATATTTTGGCGTATCCCCTGAACTTAATATCTCTCATTTCTTCTTTACTAGTTTTCTTATGGTCCTGTAGGCTTGATCCAGCTCTTTCTCAGTCTCATTGAGCTGCTTCTTCAACTCCTTGTTTCTCCTGGATTCTTCTGACTTGTATTGTCTGCTTCCACAAGTGCAGTAAGCCTTACCAGGACCATGTACAGCACATCCCATACAGCCTGGGACAAAGACCTTAAGTCCGTCCTCGGTATATATGTAATGACATCTGCTCATATTACTTTATCTTGAATTTGGATATATCCTGTGGACTGAAAACATCCTGTCCGTCAAGCTGTGCAACGAAATCCACTATTTTTTCAAAGTTACCTTCACTTCCTACAACCTTATTCATCACAAGCATCATGAGGCGAGTAAACTCAGCTGCATTGACATCTATGGATGTGTACATCTTTTCGTCAAGCTGCTTCGTTTCCTTATCAGTACACATGGCTACGATATGCTTCTGAATGGTGGATTCAAACGTAGTGCGTATGGTACTGCATCCTTTTTCAAACTTTGACTTCATTCCTTCGTATATCTTCTTGATACTTGCGAAAGCATACTTGTGTTTGAATATCCAGTCCTTGTCTGACTTGTGATTGGCTACATCTTCGGCATCCGGAAATGGATTGTTCTTGAACATAGCATCCGTCCTTCTTTCAAAGTCTTCAAGAAGAATCTGCGAACCTACAATCATGTCAATCATGAGGGTTAACAACCAGTTACATTTCTGTTCTTCAACATTCTGCTGCTTCTGCCATTGAAGCGATATTTCTGCAGCTTGCTTTGCAGCTGATTCTGCACGTCTCTTTTGCTCATCCTCATCTGTAATGAAGTTGAAACAGCCATACTGATATGGGAATATTGCCTTTTTATAAAACTCACAATATGTACAAGTAGGATTGGAGTGGGCACAATCTTCACATTTCTGCAACATTCCAGATTTTGTCACAGGCAAATCCTTTTCAGTCTTAATGGTAATCTTTGTGGGAGCCTGCTGCTTTAGAGAAGGGAACCTGTCTGTCAGTTTGGCGTTACTTCTTGCCACCTCTACATTTTTACGAATCTTACTCATTTTTCTTTCCTCCCTTGTTTCTCAACCTAGAGGCTTCCATCTTAGCATTCTTCAACTTTAGCTTTAGGTCTTTGTTCTCTGAAATAATACCACCTATAAGGTTACTCTGCTCCTGGTTCTTTGTGGACAGCTCCTTGTTGATAGTTATGAGTTCATCATTGTTCTTCATCACTCCGTCCACAATAGAAGCAATAGTCATTGACTTATTCTTCTCTTTGTGCCATCCTAGTGCAGTAAGGACATATGCTAATGCTAGCAACGATTCAATAAGGCTGTGTCTATAACCTCCAATAAAAAGAGAAACACCTCCAACCGCATACATTGTAATGAACGGCCAGGAATTGCAGATCATCTGCTTTAACTTCAATAACTTACTTTTCATAATTCTATTACTTTTTGGTTTTGATTTGCTTCTTTGCAATAGAAAGAGGAACATTCTTCTTTATCAACTTAAATGTCTTCTCTCTACCTAAGCTTCTATACACCGGGAGCCAGTCTTCTTGAACCAAGTCGGCAGGCTCTCCTGGAGGAATGGCATATTCTCCATTTCCGGACCAATACTTCGACATTGGATTAGATAGTTCTTCTAGAGTAATGCCATGCTTATTCACAATTTTATACTCTTTTCCGTTGAATTTAAGACCACCATAATATGTGGCAATCGAGAGCTGACTATTTTGCCAATACTCCTTCGTCATAATGATTGGAGTAGTTGTCATATGTCATAAATCTTAGGTTCAACATCATCGTAAACTTTAAGGCAAGAAGCATATATAACAGCTCCAATCTTCGTGAAGAACTTACGCTTCATGTACTCTGTGAGATTACATTCGTACCATCTTACTTCAAACTTCCTTTTCATTCTCTTTGATTTTTAATACAATCAACTCACATACTTCCGACAGATACTCACACTCAAGCTCCTCTTCAAGGCTTGGTCTTACATCGAATCTTTCTTCAAGATCGGCAAAGAAGATAATCTCGTCTATCGAATCGAAATACATCTTTAATGAATCTGCCGGTTCTACTTCTTTAGGATTAAATCCATTTCTTTCCAGATAGTCCTGGATGTAACTTAAAACTTCTTCTTTCATAGGCATCTAATAAGTTTATAAATTATTAATTTGTCATATTCTTATCGGTTTACCATTCCACTCTAGTTGTAGCATCTCAAACGCCCTGCTCACTTCCACCACCTTTCCATCATCGGCTATCCATGCTCCTTCTTCTTCGTTGAATCTTGGACAGGAAGCGAATAGCAGCTCCTGTCCATCGTTATCTTTAGCTATCCAAGCCATCGGTCTTTCTTTGTTAGTGTTGCCATAGTTATGCTATTGTCGGTTTTCGTGTCTCACATAATACTTTCCACTTTCCGTCTTTCGATTTAACAAGAGCAACAAAGTGCGCACAATCAAGACAGTTGTCGGTCATTCTCCAATCAAGAAAGCATTTATCGGTTTTGAGTTCCGACACTTCTATAAAATGCTGTTTCATTTCTCAATCAGTTTTAGTTCGACATTCAGTAGTCGGCACATCTTTTCCATTGTGATACCAGATGGCCAAGCATACCCTTTCTCTATGCTACACATAGCATTGGTTGAGATACCTAACTGCTCTGCAAGTTGCTTTTGTGACAAGCCTTTCTTCTTGCGTAATGATTTGATCTGTTCTCCAAGCATCATCTTACTTCTTTATTACAAGTTCCACTTCCATCGGGCTGTTCTCGAAGGTCACTTCGGGGAATGAATCCGCTCTTAAAAACAAGCCATTCCCACCTACCCAATATTGACCGATTCCTTCTTCGTAGAAAGATTTAGGCTTTATCTTGAATAACTCTAATGTGTTATCGGAGTTTCTTGCTATCCACATCTTCATGACTATTCCTCCATTTCTTTTCTAAATGATTCAACTCTTTCTTGGTCTTCGGGATTGAGGTAGTCATAGACATTCTCAAAGAGCCATTGTGTAGCCTTTTCAATCATAGTTTTGTCAGCCCACCTCGCACCTTCGATAAATGCCTTTCTTCTTGGGAGGTTGGCATCATAAGTGCCTGTAGCCTTTTTGTTTTCTTTCTCTTTAATTCGGTATTCGCTTAATGCTTTGATTTCTATTTCTTCTCTTCGTGTCATACCAAATACTCCTTGTTAAAATACCCTTCCTTGATTCTTGTTTCAATACCTTCTATAAGTCTATCAAAAGTATCGTCTAACGGAACAATTTGAGAAGATGCTTTCATTCTCATAATTTCAAGCAATCTTCCAAGCGACCAAGCGGGGATAGAACCTTCACGAATATTGCGATAAAATGGGTCATCCGAAATCCAAAAATCCTGTGGAACCAATATAGGTGCTTTGTCTGGGTTAAACTTGATGGGAATAATAGCATCCGCAGTCTCCTTCTTGAGACCTAATGCCAACAACCTCTCACTTTGTTCGCGTGAAGTACAGATGGCTGATTTGAAATTGAATTTGCTCATAACTAAAAAAATCTATTTGTTATTTCATTCTTGGTTTCTTCTATTCTTCTTTCGGCAATCTTGAAGTATTCCTCATTTAGTTCAATGCCGATGAAATTTCTTTCTGTATTCACGCAGGCAACGCCCGTAGAGCCTGAACCCATAGTATTGTCAAGAATGGTATCGCCTTTAGTCGTATAGGTCTTAATGAGCCACTCACATAACTCAACAGACTTTTCCGTAGGATGAACGGATTTGCTTGGATGTGTCTTTTGAAACCTTATTATGGACTTGGGGTATTTATCCGTACTTCCTTTCCTATGTTCTTCCGTCACATTAAGAGTACCGTAGCAGTTGTTGGTCAATTCCTTGTTCTTGTAGGATGTTCCTCTGCCGTGTAGTGGCTGTCCTTTTGTCATTTGTGGATTGTAGGTAGGCAACTCTTTGTAAAACACACAAATATCCTCGTGTGACCTAAGTGGCATTTTTTTAGCGTTCAAAAAACCACTCGTTAAAACTTTATCCCAAATCAAGTTGTATCGCCACATCTTAGGGTTTGACATCATAAGTTGAGCTGTAAACATACCCTGTGCAAATAATACAATCGCACCATTATCTTTGATTATGCGATTGTATTGTTCCCATAACTTATCGAAAGGAATAAGCCTATCCCATTGGGCGTGTTCGTTACCTTTGTTCAGCACTTCGTAAGGTAAATCACATAGAATCATATCTATGCTCTTGTCGGCAATATCTTTCATCTTATCGAGACAATCTCCAAGTATAAGTTTTTCCATACCTATCTTACTTTATAAACAACCGTTGAATCTATTTGTCTGCCGCTAAAATTCCGAGCCAAAAACCTACAAGAGCAGCTACAAGAGCTATTATTATGTTTACACCAATCATTTCCTTTCCTCCTCCAACTTTTTAAGGTCATACATCATCATTAGAATAACGGCAGGAACACCGAATATCTCCTCGCATCTCTTTGCTTGCTTGGTTGTGAATCCTCGCTTATTCGTAAGGATATCGCACATTACAGGGGTGCTGATACCAATCTTCTCTGCAAGTTCTCTCTGATTCATTCCCGCATCGGTCATAAAGACCTTGATAAATTGTCCGAATGTCATTTCCTTTCCTCCTTTTCAAAGTAAAACTTACCATCCCAATGATTTAAGGCAACCATACCATATTTAACCGCAAGTCTTGTGTTGAAATGCTCCGCAAGGTACACCGCTTCAAATGTGCGTAACTTTCTTCTCAGCTCTTCGATAGTTGCTGTTCCCTTATAGAAATTGCACGTACGGCAGGCAGGCATAAGATTCTCTATATCATTGCTTGCGTTCCTTCCTTCGGCTTCTGCTCGGTACACACTATCAAGATGGTCAACCTGCATATGCTTGATGTCAAGTTCGCATCCGCAGTAAGCACAATGCCCGTTGTATTTCTCATAGACCTCTTGTCTTACTTTGTGTGGTATTGATTTTCTCATTTCCTTTTCTTTTTTCGTTCATATCTATCACAAGCCATAGTCATCGTGCCGTGACTTTTTGTGCAGTCATAGAACCTCTTGCAAGTCTTGCATTTCGGTGCTTCGCCTTTCTTCTTGACCACCAATAATGGCATAACTGGGAATGGTCTGCGAGGATGCTCTAACTGAAAATACTCTGATGGAGTATCCCATAAACTCAAGTTCATTTCCTTTCCTCCCTATATTCAAATCCTAACAATAACCTCCAAAACCACCTCTTGAACCGTGGCATCGGCTTATAAATCGGAAAACATGTCTCTATGTACGGATTATACAAATACATTGCTTTTGGTGTTTCATTTCCTGCTTTCATATCCTAGTCCTCATTATTAAACAATAACTTCCTGTACTTGCAACGCACTTACCATTGAGGTAGTGGAAATATCTAAGACATTGGTTGGTCATGGTCAACTTCATCATTACTTACTCTTTCTATATCTTCATTCATGTTCTTTACAAACAAATGCCACAGGATTCCTGCTATTACAACTCCTACAAGAGCTACTACTATGGCACAAATCAAAAAACCTACAAGCGAGGTTATAATCTCTACTGTTGTCATACGCATTGTCTAAACTTATTCATGTTCTTATTTACTGTCGACAGGATCCTGTCATGATATTTGCTCTTCTGATTACTATTACCTCTGCACTGAACAACTCTCCAGTCTCTTGTATCAACTTCTATGGTCTCTGTCCTTACTCCGTTAACTCTTGCTCCAAGGATAAGGGTGTATTCTCTGTCATAATACTTACCACTGAACACACAATGATGCAGTGTGTCACCTTCTCTCTTAAAATCTACTAGAGACTGCAAAGGCTTTATCGTCAGATCGCCACTTACTATCTCTACTCCTAGCCACCTTCCGCATCTTTCAACAAACCTTGACATCACCTCTCCGTCATCCTTGAGGATTTGAGCTATCTCCTCTTTCTCAGTCTTTCTGTTCAACATCCTTTCTGCAAGATCGTGAGCTGACTTAAGGTCTGCAGGGCAAATCCATCGTGGGCTTCTGGTATCCTTTCCACATCTATTGAGCATATAAATCATATCTACCCAACAATCTACATCACTTATCTTGTACCCATGTCTCAGTGCAACTCTTATTGAAGCAAATACGTCTTTTGATATGCCTCTGTGGTTAAGATGATACTTGACTAGATTCCAGGCTTTGTGTTTCAAAAGAATCTCTATTTGAGGGTCATTAAGAACTCCCTCCAACAATGGGATGTAATGTACATCATAAGGAATTCTCTTGAGACCATTCCTCTTGACTACCGGCAGCAGATCAACCTTCTTCGAAAGGTAGCCATGCAATTCATATCTATGATGATACTGCTTCAATGTTAGCCTCGTACTCATTTTCCATGAATCGACATAGTAAGTACCAATGTTTACACACCTTGCCATATAGTGATTCTTACATCCAGGCTTCATCCATACTTGGAACACCTCGTCACAAGACCAATAAACGATACCTACTTCTCTCCTGGAAGCTCTGTTGCACATGAAACTACGAACGACCTGATAACCACCACAAGTTTGAACCAATGCGAAATAGTATGAATCATGGCTTATGGTCTTTCTTTTGACATTCTTGATGTACAGCTTCGTTCCACAATGAGGACACCTATACCATTCCTTCTTGCTACCACTCTTTACCTCCTGCTTCCACACATAGCCACAATGGTCACACCACGAAGATGCGTTGCTGTGGTACATGTGATTATGGGACCTGCGAGCTTCTTCTATCTGCTTTTCAGTAATAGGAGGAAGCGTTGCACTCAAGGCAACTACTTCCTTTTCTTGTGCAGTTCTTGGTTTCATAACGCCTAGTCATCAAAGCCAAACAACAGACCACCTCCGGCATACTCCTCTTTCTGCTTCTCAAGCATTTCCTTTCGCTTCTTCTCTGCATCCTCAGCTTTCTTCTTAGCCTTTTCCTCCTCTTTCTTCTTCTCCTCAAGAAGCTTTTTCTTGGCTTGCTCTACAGCATCCTTCTCAATCTCCTCCTGTGCCTGGCGACGGATCCTCTCCTGGTCTTCTTCTGACAGACTTTCGTGGGATACTACTACCTTGCATTGAGGTGCCTTGCCATCAAACTTGATGTCTTCATCGAAATAGTGCATAGCCATACCGAACACCTCGGCATCGGTCATAGCCTGGCGCTTCAACTTCTTGACTTCACTGATGATGTAATTGCAGCACTTCTCTATGCTGTCATTTTCAACTTCGCACTTGGTGCGATACTTCTCTGCGAACGCAGGGTCTTCCGATGCAACCTTGTCTAGATGCGACTTGATTGCCAATTCAAACTCATTCATAACTTACTTTCTTTAGCTGTTTGCTTCTATAAAGGTAGTCAATGATTTTGAATTGAGAAAATCATAACTCATTTATTTTCAGCAAATTAACAAGTTTTATCATTTATTTTTCATATAGTCTACAACCTCACACATGAATTGCTCAAATGTACGGCAGACCACATACTTGTTTCCAGCCTTCTCAAACTCCTCTCTCCACACCTTTTGGGAGTCAGACAGTCTTCCGGTAGGAGTCTTCATTTCTATCGCCAGGCTTCCGTACTCCTTGTTTGGAGTGAGCAGAAGCAGATCTGCAACTCCTGCAACCAGTCCTTCTGCCTTTAGCCTTGCTCCGGAACTGCATACTACTTTCATACCATACTTGGTATGCACCATCTTTGTGTTTCTCTTTCCTTCATTCGGAACGTGAATCAACACCTGAGCATACTTTGGATATTGGAAGCGGAACCAACGAATAACCTCTTGCTGTAATTGACTTTCTAAATTTCTCATATCTTAACTTTCTTAAACATCATTCCTTTATAGGGTCTACCTCTTTTCATTTGACGGAATAGCGTGCCTAAACTGATACCATCTTTTGAAGCTTCACTTATAGGACAATATCTTTTTACCTCGACACCATCTTTATATGCTATTAAAACCTTGCACAAATAATGTTCAGTACCTCTCTTGGGCCTTACATTCTTTGCCGGATCAGACAAACCTAACTTACAAGCGTGAACTTTATTCTCTGAACTTGTAACCCATTCTAAGTTCTCCACGCGGTTATCAGTCTTTATACCATTTTTGTGGTTTATCTCTCTCTTGTTTTGTGGATTTTCTATGAAAGCTGTAGCTACTGCTCTATGAACTCTTATACCAATTAGCTTTCCTTTATTTCTTATACCACATATTAAATAGCCATCTCTATCACTCCAAAGTTTTCTAACTTTTGGGGCGTAATGAAATACTCTACCATCCTTATAAACAACAGTTCTATTAGTTGAGCGAACACGGCCTTTTGTACTAACCTCGTATCGTCCTTGAGTATCTTCAATTATTTTCCAACTTTCTTGCATTGACATAAACTTACTTTTTTTATCTTTTAGCGTTTCCTACTATAACGATTCCCTTTACTTCCTTTTGCTTAAAATTCTTCAAGCATCTGTAATCACAATTCAGCCTATACTTTCCACTCAACTTGCATTCTCCAAGCGATATAACCATGAAACTAGGATGAGCTGTGCTGTGCCATTCTTCTCCTGGCTGCCAATGCTCACAATCTGAACATCTTTGGCTTGGTCTTCTTCCCATAATCAAAACAATTTTGGTCTTCTTACATAAGCTATCATGTCATCTACTTTACGTTCAAGCTCCTTGCTTCTTTTCAGATCGTCACTGTTCCTGGTCTTGAAGTAAGACTTCTGGGCTTCACGCATTGCCTCTACAGCATTTAAGAATGCAACCAATGCTTCTCCGAAGGGGTTTTTGTCGTGTTCCATGTCTATTTCTTTTTACGTTTCTTTCTATTTACTCTCTGCCATACCAGGTATTCTGCATAGTCCACACAATTTGCAATCATTTCATGATAACCCATATAGAATCCTAGTAAATAACAGCTATGCCATGTACTTCCTCTTGATCCATCGTAAGGGGGTATCTGTCTTTTTCTATTGTGTGGACAATCAGTACACGGCTTTCTCATCGTATCACTATCTTTGCTTTATCATCAACTCCTAACATTCTTATAGCATGCTGTAACTCATGCACATAGAGGCTATAGATATTGATACGTCCAAACATAGGATACTCAAGGACTATGTGCGTGTCATCTTCTTTTTTGAGAGTGAATCCCAATCCTACACCATTAAGCTCAATGCTCTTGTTTATAACTATGGGATTGAGGTACGGAAACATATGCACAAATTCTATTTCAATAGGCTGACACTCTTTAACAGTGCATTCGTAACCTCCATTCATGTAATCATTGTCTGCTCTGACCATAAGGTCGCCAGTCTCATTGATGTATTCAACCTTGGCATACACCAGGCCGAGTTCTTCGTGTGTGACTCCTATGATGTCACCTATCATCAGTTCTTTTGTTGTCATAATCTTTTACCTAATACTATATTGAATACTGTTTCATTACGTGGTGCACCTGCGTGTGGATACATGCCATATCCGAAATACATTCCAGATATCTCAAACAACATAGATGTCTTGGTATAGCCTCGTCTGAATCTAACAGCATCGTAGTCTTTAAACTTTAATTCTCCACTTAATAAGCCTGCTGTAATAGCATTAGGAACATCAGCAAAGTATTGTGCAGTTAGATTATCTATTTCAATATGCTTACCGGCAGAGGTGTCATATTGGAGCATCAGTCTTTTTATCCAATGTGGGATAGCCTTTCGGTATTCAACAGGCTTTTGGCCTATTTCTATCATGTCGTACCACTTGTGCATCAGCACTAAATCTAGAATTTTCATAGCTGTTCCTCCTCTAAAAACCGATTTAAACTACCTATCATTTGTCCTTTACCTTTCTTTCTAAGCCACTCTTCTACTTTTTCAAGCATAGTATCATCAGCCCACCTGATTATATTACCTACTGTTCTTATCATTTCTCTTTCGTCAATGAAGATATCTCCATCATTCCAAGGAATATCTATTCCTCTCTTTGAAGCATATTCCTGTGCTTCTTCGAAACTCATGTTGTAATTTCCCATAACTTATTCCGGGTTACTTATTGGTGCGTTCAAATATTTAAGCACGACATCGTTGTAGAACGACAATGCACTCTGTGCTCTTTTGTGAGCTTCGGCAATTACCTGCTCTCTCTTTATAGCTTGCTCAAGTCTTGCTTCTTCAAGATCGAACCACAAACAAACACTTGTACTTTGTTTGAAATACGCTTTTGTGTCTCCTTCTTCGCATTCATATCCATCGCCATACCTATCCTCGTTGATGATAAATTTACTTTTACCTTCAACTTCTTTCTTACGGATACTTCTAATGACTACCTTTTCAATCTTATCTTCATTGACCTTGTAGACCACTGACGAATAACTTAATTCTTCTACTTTCATAACTTACTTTATTAGATTAGCACAATATATTCTCTCTTTCATCTTCATCATTCCTTGAATAGTCCGGATCGATAAACGAAAGGTTTACAAACTTCCAAATATCTTCCGGATTCTTCTCATACAATCCGCTATCATCATTCAACCATGCTGAATTCCAGGCACCAACACCAATACCATGTGTGGCTACTTTATACCAGTACCTTTGTCCGTTATCGTAGTCTATTCTTTGAGCTTTGACTACAAGCCTTTCCATACGGTCATATATTGGCTTATAATCAGCGAAGCATACAAGCTGATAGCCTTGATCCAGTAGCTCCCTGAATCTTCCATAATCCTTACTTACCTTGTACATAACTTACTTTTCTTATAATCCTAAAAACATTCTGATTTGCTGTGCTCTTGTTTCCGGGACTTCCCATCCTGCGTCATTGATGCTTTCTCTTACGAAGTCCATCACCATTTCATCGTCCCATCCGTCATCCTGGTCATATAATTCAGCACAGTATTCCTCTACAACATCGTAACAGTCTTCATCCAGGTCCATCGAAAAGAATCCATCAGGGCCGGAACCAACATAGTGCGTGTACTGAGCACCTTTCTTAATCTTCTCTCCGCACAGGTAGCATGTATGCTCCTTTCTTGCAGATCGAATCTTTCTTATCTTGTAAAAATTTGACATGGCTACAGTTCTTTTAATTCTTCTTCAAGCCTACTTATCTCACTTTTGAAAAAGTCAATCATTACCTCTCTCAAACCTTCATCAAAAGACAGATTGGTTATATCGAGCATTCCTCTTTCTAAGAATATTTTACACTGTGCCTCAAGGTCTTTTTTAGCTCTCTCACAGTGCTTGATGTCATCGTCTATTTTTTGAGCTTTTTTGAATGTTTCTCTATCCATGGCTATTACTCCTCAAACATATCTTTAATCTCATCTTCTGACAAATCCATAAACGAAAGAACAGTATCAAAGTTCTCTATACAAATATGCATTGCATCTGCATACATAGGAATACTGCCATGTTCTGCTTCATAGCTGTCGTCAATGTTCTGATAGACAAACTCCAACAGCTCTTGTATGTTACAGAGAAGCACATAAATGATTAAACTGTCGTTTTCCCAGTGATACTCATCTATCAAATCACAGATGGACTTCTTTTCTCTAAATTTCATAACTATTCTCTCTTAAAACTTTCCATAAAATTCATCAACACCCAATTATGCAGGTTACAGATGAATCCGAAAATATGCATCAACAACCACTGCAAAGGGGCTGTAATCAAGAACAACATTAAAAACATTGGTCCTGTAATAATTTTGTGCGGTTTCATACCAAATACTCATTGTTAAATTTTCCTTGTTTAACTTGAAATTCAATTCTTCCAATAAGCATGTCGTAAGCATTTCCAAGATAAACTGGTACAATATCTTCTTTCCAATTACCGTAAGCAAGCTCAATCAGCCTGTGCAGACTCCAAGCAGGGAGAACATCCGGAAACACCCTAAAATAATCTTCAGCAAAAACAGGCAAGGCTTTAGGATGATAGTATTTCCGCAACTCTCCAGCCATATGAACCATGTCTGCTGTTTCCTTTTTCAAGCCTAATGCAATCAGACGTTCGCTCTGCTCAACATCTGTACATATCTGAGAAAAGAACATCATATCTAACAACCTTTTACTTGTGGACTTTTCATGATCGAATCAATCTCTGCAATATCCTTCTTCAATTCAGCAAGCAAAGTATTGTATGCAGAAATGGCTTCTGCCATCACTTCCACTGCTATTGAAAGGTCTCCAGGGAACTTTGCTTCAAGCTCTACCTTTGCAGGTGCGGCTGTACCTCTTGTGCTCTTTTCAAAGGTTATCTTGTACCCTCCGAAGGTTGATATATCTTCCAACTTTCCAATGGTATCTTCTATCCTACGTATTTCAGCATTTGTTTTGTGCCATCTACGGCTGATTTCATTTACTTTTTCCATAACTTACTCTATTGATTTGTTTAGCTGTAATCCAACAACGTTGAATCCTTTTCTTATATACCATTCACTGAGCCATCCTACAGAATCGCACCTCAGTTCAATATTGGTACATCCGTTTTCCTTAGCCACACTTGTGCAGTAATCAAGTATTTCGTTTCCCCTGCCCTGCTGTCTTACTTCTTCAAGGACGTGCAAATCCGTCAGATAAGCTGTCTTCTCTTCATCCTTGTAGATGTGGATTCTGCATACAGACTTCTTGTCTTCTGCCAATACAAGAATCTCTTTTCTGTCATCCCAGTGAAGCTCTATGTTTGAATAATTCATAACTTACTTCATTTTTTATATCCGCCTAAATCCACAGTATCAAGATCTATAGAAACGCAATAATCTTCTTTCATATAACCATTTGTAAAGCTAATGCGTACGTAAGGATCATCTGTTACTTTTCCGAAAAACCCATTACCGCCTATAATAATTTGAATGCTTTCACCTTTAAGAGGGACTCTTTGTAATTCAAATACAGCTTCATCAATAAATTGGCTAATAGCACGTCTTTTTTCAATAGGATACCTTTCGCGGTAACATTCATCAACAAAAATTACAACTTCCATTATTCCTCCTCCTTTGGCTTGTTGTAGGCTTCTGTGAACTCAAGTCCTATAACTCCTGCACAGTTAACCTTTGTGGCTGAAATCACGTTAATCTTCATACTCTCCTGGGCTATGTAGGAATCCACAACACCAAGTCCGTTTTCATCCGACTTCTGTGCTATCTTCTCACGGACATGCTTCTCAATCTTCAACTTGGCATCCTCCACATCCTTTGCGTAAATCAAGAACCGGTACGACCTTTCGTTGTCTTCTCCAAGAGTCACATTCGCTTCAATCGAATAGAACATGTAGACATACACTTTCTCCTCGTTCACTTCGTTCTCTGGCTTTTCCACGCCTTTATCCTCGACTAATTTCACTGTATCATCGAAGATGAAGATGTGGTCCTTGTACTCCTTTGCTGACGTTAGAGAGAAGTTTATGTCACAATGAAGCTCTAGGTAATCCTCTGCAATCTCAAGAGCCTGGAAGATGTTTCTTGCGAACAGCAGATACTTGTGCTTCTTCGTCAGCTTTGCTGTGACACACCAAGGCTGAACGCCCCAACCTGTAGCGAAGACTCCACACCTTTTCTGATCGGAAACTGTCACCTCTGTAACGTCTCCTGCCTGGAGGTGGAAGTTTATCACTGCTAGCTGATCATGCAGCAGGTGTGTTCCTTTCTCCAAGACCATTTCATTACGTTCAACTTGGATTATTTCTCCAGAATCTTCATCAAGGAAGTTCTCATACCACTTACGGAAAAGCGGCTTTACAAGATACTTCCCATACATTTCATCAGTATTGGATGTGGTCATTATGACCTCATTCTTTTTTGTCTGAATCTTTTTGTTCTCTTTCATATTCTTTCAATCTTACTTTTTCAATTTTCTCAACTTTGGCATAATCCCTAACTATTCTTTTTGCCAGTCTTACTGCCATCTTTTCGTCTATGTCATTAAACTGCCAATCCGAAATATGGGCTTCTGCCATTCTAATAACTTTTTTCAATGCCTCTATACCTTCCTTCGATATAGTCACCTTGCACATTATCACTTTCGGCTTCATGTCTAATATGGGGGTTGAAATGATATCTGAACTCCTCTGCTCCACTTGTTCATGAAAGGAGCCAATATATCCATGTTCTGCTTTAGGAAAGCTGCAACATCTGACTTGCAATAAACAACTGGCGTTCCTCCTCTCCATCCTCCGTCTGCCTTTTCATCAAGCATCTTCATGGCTGTATCCGGCTGCGACCTTTTCACTGCATCATACACCGACTTCCACATCTTGAGGAAATCTGCAGAACATCTGTCTCCAGCCTCCTGCGGCTTCCACTGCATTGCAAGTCCTAATCTCTCCTCTACTGTCGACCATACCTTTCCACTCTTACCTGTCCACTTGTGCGATTCGTTGTGGCCGAAGAACCTTTCTGCTTCTTGTCTAGGATTCTTGATATTCCTAAAAAAGATACATTCGTAATAAACTTCTTGTTGTTGTTCCTCGCGCACGTGTGCGTGCGTATTATTAACAATAACAATACTATTACTATCCTCTCCTATCCTATCCGGCGTCGAGTTCCCTGCGTGACCACGTGGGGTGCTCGTAGTGGTCTCTACGTGGTCTCCTGTAGAGTTCGATTTTATGCCCAAAACCTTATCTACAACCTCTTCCGGAACCACCCTCTTGAAGTATCTTTTATCAACAACCTGATGGTCTGCGAATGTTCTTACGACATAATAGTTATCTCTGCTGTGCGTGAAAGGAATAATCATCTTAAGTTCCTCAAGCTTCTTCAACCATGCCTTGACTTCTGAAACTTTCAGATCATCATCGTATGGGAAAATCCTTGACTTGAGAAAAGACGGATTGGCATTGAAGACACCCTGGTCATCTGCGAATGTCCAGCAACCGATATAGAACAGCCTACACTCCATAGGCAGTGATGCTATATGCTCGTCATCCCAAAACTCAGGCTTTATGCTTCTTATTCTTGCCATTCTTAATCAATTCTAATATCCGGAACGTGTCAGCTTTAACTGTTCCTTGCTGAACGAAATCTGTGTTCTCATGTTCTCACCGATGTGGACCAATGCCCTGTTAAGCCTTTCAATCCAATTAACAAGCATGTTGGCTTCTCCACACATTGATGCTACCATCTTGTTGACTGCAGATGCAGGCATTCCAGTGAAATCGTATGCCATGTATGCATCGAACAGTGACTTGTCTTGTATCATCTTTGCTTCTGCAAGCATTACCGATGTCCTTGCCATATAGTGGTTAAGGTCAGTCAGCCTGTCAACAAGCACATTTGCATCATCTGTAGGGCAACTCTGAGCGAACAACTGTATCCTCTCTGCCTCATCGTTCAGCAGCTTGAATTTCTGTTCATATTCCTGCGGTATCATAATGTAATCTCCTTGTTAAAGGACAGCGTAACTCCCTTTCTTGCTACAGTCACCATCTTACCTACTGACTCCTCTACTTTCGTCTTGAACATATCCGAATCCGAATTGTTGCTCGATAGATGCAATAGGACAACATTGTTTACCCTTGAAATGTCATTTGCCTTCAAAGTGGATATTGTGGTTTCAAGCGACATATGAGACTGCTTAATGCGGTCTTTTACGAATGGCTTGATAACTCCTGCTTCAACATTCCTTTCAAGGATTCCGTTATCGTAATTGCACTCAATCATTATCTGGGTAAGGTCATCGAACTTGTACTTCAAATAGTATGTATCCGTAGCGAATAGCAAAGTACCTATGGCTTCATGCTGTATGAGGAATCCTATAGGCTCTGCCGAATCATGCTGAGTATCGAAAGCCATTACTTTGAAGCCTCCAAGCTGATAAGTCTTGAGACATTCAACAATCCTAGGTCTGATTGGCTTTTTAAACGGCCAATTTTCAACTGTACCATTCGAAGTGAGGGTTGGTATTGCTGCTTCTAGATATTGCTCAATATAACGGCAATGATCGCCATGTTCGTGAGTAACCAAAGCACCTACAATCTTCCTCCTGTCGAATCCGACAGCCTCAAGGCATCTGGAGTAAGTGCAACCGCACTCCAACACCAGTGCCTCTCGGTCATCGTGTAGCACATATCCGTTGGCTCTAGAGCCGCTGTCCAGCACTGTAAGCTTCATTATTGCATCCAGTCTGGAATGTCATTACTTGCACCAACAGGAGCTTCTGCGGTTGGAACCGGCTTCACAGTTTCGGCTTGCTTGATTTCAGAAGCATTATTCACAGGCTCCGCACCTGCTGTGTCAATCTTGATTGTCTTGGCATTGGCTTTCTGCTTGATTTCCTCCTCTACCGACTGAACTCCGTAACCCTGGTCTTCTGCTGTGTCATGAAGCTCCTCTGCAGTCATGAGTCCCATGCCAATCTCCGGACAGTTTGTCCTCTGCCAAAATGCTGCTGCTCTGTACATGAGCATCTGACCTGGCATTGTCTTCCATTTGCTTCCGTTCTTGTTGAACCAACCTTCTGCCTTTGCCATTCCGATAGAAACCCACTGTCCGTAAAGTGGCTCCTTCTTGAGCTTGTCATCAGCTTCGTAGGTGTAGCATCTGCAAGACCAGTCGTCAGCACCCTCCGTTCCTTTCCACTCATATCTGAGCCTTGCATACTGACCGCTTGCATTGATAGTGGCAATCAAAAACTTGCTAGACCAGCCTGGATTGCCGTGAACAATGTAGAGATTCTGCATAATCATAAGAGGATTGGCATTCATTCTCATAGCCATGTCCAATGCGATTACACAGTTGCCAAGATTACCTTTGTAGGTGTCAGGCACGATTGTGCTCTCAGAATACATCTTGGCCATTCTTTGCTGTGTCTCGAACTGCTTTATCTGCTGTCCGATTGGAGTGAGTGCGAATGCGGCTGCACTCTGAGCCTTGATGACTTCAATCTGATTGGCAGTCATCTGATTTGTTCCTTCATTCATAACTTACTTTTTTGATTTGCCTTGTAAATATATGCATAAGTGATTGATTGCGAACTACATAACAACAAGTTTTTCACAAGTTTCATCTGCAGTCAAAGTGATAATCTGACCTATCGGGTCAATGATTTCGAAAACAGATTCCTTGTTGTCTATGAACATTGGCATCGAAATGCCAAGCCATTTAGAAATTGCGTTCACAACGTCAATACCAGCATTTACTTTTGCTGCATAGTTGAGATTGCCGGAGTAAGGAACACCATTGACCAACGGCTCACATATTTCCTTTTCTCCATCATTGGTAACATTCCTTTCGTACATCTGAAACTTTACAAGGCTGAACATTCCGGATACCTTCTCCTCTACAGCGTTGATTCTTTCCTTACCATATCTCTGAATCTCGTGCAGTAAAGCATCGTGTTCTGCCAGTCTTGCAGCTACTTCTACAGCCTCCTGCTCCAACTGAGACCTTCTTTCTTCAATCTCCTTGATCCTGGACTCCTCACCCAACATCCTGAGAACATCCTTCAACCTTGCCTTGAGAGAGAGCTTTTCATTTTCAATCTCAGAATCATCGTAAGCCTTCTGCGACTTATCCTTTTCAATGGAAATCTTCTCCTTTACAGAAGCCTCCTTTGAAATGAGTGTCATATACTCCCTGCTTGCTTCCTTGAGATTTTCTATAGTAGGTACTGAATCAAGCTTTAAAACAGCTCTGCTTTCTTCTTCAACCGCCTCTCCTCTGCTTTTCTTGAAAGACACCACCTTCTCATCAATTTCATTCTTCTGTTCCTTAGCCTTGGTCAATGCCTCAGAAATCTTGTTGCCCTTTTCCCTTACTTCTTTCAGTCTTTCAACCTTTTCTACATTGAATCTTCTGATAAGGTCATTTCTCCTTTCAGCAACAACATCTTCATCGAACGGACGGCCACAAGTAGGGCAGGCTGCATCAACTGTATCCTTGAACTCACTTGCATTAACCTTTGTCCATTCCTCTCCACATGCCTTAAGATTCTTCTGATACTCGTTAATCTCAATATCAAGCATCTGAGACTTTCTTTCCAAAGAGGATATGTCAGCACTGAATGCTCCAATCTTTCTTCCAATGGCTTCTATCTGCGACTTGTGCTGATAAACGGCATCCTCCCTTTCCTTGCGGAATGACCTTTCACAGTCCTCTATCTGACTACGTATTTCGTTCAACTGCTTGTTAAGGTCTGCACATGCATCAAACAAAGTGGCATCTGCATGTCTTTGAAGAACTCCATCAATTTCAGATATTCTCCTTTCAATCCTTTCAGCTTCCGACTTAAGGGCAGCGAAATCATGTGTAGGTCTCTTTCTCTCATTTTCGTCAATCCTCAAAGGAATGCCGATTCTTGCTTCCTCATCCCTTTTCCTGGCAAACAGAGCTCTCTGCTTGGAACCATCAACCGACTTTGTTTCCTTGATGTCCTTGAATAATCTTGGATATGCCTCCTCAGTCAAGATGTCCGGCATTTCTCCTGCCATCTGAACCAATAGCGATCTTGCATCCTTTACCGGCAACGAAAAGAACTGGAAGACCGATGAAATCATACGAAGCTTGTCTGCATCACAGAATGATTCCTTTATCTTTGCGTTGAAGGCTATTGCAGTGACAGGAACATCATCTATGAAATAGTCAGTGCTATTGCCTTTGAGAACTTCCTTATCAGTACCCTTTGGCTTTGACCATTTCTGACTCAAGCACCTCTTGAATACTGTCTCTACTCCATCAACAGAGAATCTGCATGAAACTGTTGTCATCAGCTTCGGAATAGTCTCATTGTTCTGATCGACAGGCTGAACCTTGAACGATTCACTACCTTTAGAATCCTTGCCAGTGAGAAGCCATAGATAGGCATCATACACACTGGTCTTACCCGTGCCGTTGTTTCCACGAATCTGTGTCAACAGGCAATCAATGTCAACCTCAAAGTGGCTTATACCCTTGAAGTTGTCAATGGTCATGTTTCTTAAAAATACTTCCTTCATAACTTACTTACTATATAACAGTTTTCTTTTCATCTCAACGAAGTCAAGCAGCAAGGCATCTGATGCACGAATGAGTATTTTGGCATCGCAACTCATCGGGTGCGTAGGAATCATTCCCATCCTTACATACTTTCTTACAAGCTCCGGGGATACAGAGTGAAGCTCTGCCACAACCGCAGTGGTAAGTGTGCTGTTGTAGAATCTTCTGCAATCACAAGAATGAGACTGCATTTCTTCATTCAACTTCTCAAGGCTATTGCATCTGCTTTTAAGTGTCTCAACCTGCTCACGAAGAACTGTGTTGGAACTCACAAGGTCAGATACCGCATCTACAACATTCATAAGCTACTCCCTTTCATTTTTAATTGAACACTAACACCTTTCTGGGAAAAGCTCCTCTGCAGGAATCTTTGTCACCTGACTGATGTAGTCAACATGATCCTGCTCCGCAGGTCTCGCCCTACCTTTAATCCAATTTCTGACAGCAGTCTCAGTAACATTGCAGGCTGTTGCCAACTCCCTCACGAACTCCTGCTTCGGAGCTGACGAATGAGGAAGATTTTCATAATACTCTTTCAGATTCATTGCTTTACATGTTGCATTTTGCAACTCTTTTTACTAAGTTTGTCATTATATAATTATATCATGGTGTAAAATTAGGCATTTAGTTTGGATTTTCCAAATAATAGTTCTAAAAATACGTATTATGGACAGAAAAGAACAGCTTGGAATCATTTACGATTACTTGAGAAGCAAAGGAATCGTACATACAAAAAAGGAATTCGCACAAATGCTTGAAATGAATTACTCTAGCATTACAAGTGCATTCAGCGGAAGCGAAAAATGCCTTACCGACAGCCTGTTCGTTTCGAGAATTGGCTCCACATTCTCCGATATATTTAATAAGGAATGGCTCAAGACCGGGGAGGGTTCAATGCTCAAGTCTGACGGCATAAACATTTCTATCGGAGAGCTCGTCAACAATGGGAGCGGAAGCCAGAAAGTGGTCGGGCTTAACTTAGAAGACTCGGAGTCTATGAAAAACATCTTACTCATATTACAACAAAAGTGTGCAGAACAGGATGCGTATATTAAACAGCTCCTCGAAATTATCAAAAACCTGTCCAAAAACTAAAAGTCATGAATCTATTTGAATCGGTAGCAAAAATCAAGGATGTAGCAACTCATGCACTCCATGCCATAACAACAGAGGAGGCTACAAAAACAGCACTCATACTGCCAATGCTGTCTGCTCTTGGATATGACATTTTCAACCCATATGAGCTGATACCTGAAATGGACTGCGACCTTTCTAGAGGTGGCGACAAGGTGGATTATGCAATATCTATCAACGGATCAATACGAATAATCATAGAGTGCAAGCACCATACTTGCAACCTTGCTGTACATGCTCCACAGCTCATGAAATACTATGCAGCATCAGAGGCGAAGTGTGGCATAATTACAAACGGCATCGAATATTGGTTCTATTCTGACACAGTAAAGCAGAACATCATGGACAAAGAACCATTCCTTAAGTTCAACCTACTTGAAATGGGAAACGATGTCATCGAAGAACTGCACATGTTCTCCAAGGACAGATTCAGCAACGAAGCCATACAAGGATACATTCGTGAGACCGAGCTTCGTGACAAGATAATCAAGTCATACAGATCGAACGTGACTAAGATGTCGGACGGATTCATCGAACTAATACTTGATTCTGCAGGAGTAGCCAAGTCTACAGACAACATAAGCCTATGCAGGGAGATACTTGCATCCGAGACAGGCTTCGAATCACCAACACAGAATTCAGACGGTCTGTCATTGGTCGAAGTTGCAAGACACATACTGAGCGACTTTGCGGAGCCATCAAGGGTCTTTTCTGTGAAGTATAAGGAACACGAGACACTGTTCCTTGACAACCAGTCCAAGTGGCTATGCAGGGCATACAAGGGCAAGGGGATGATAATCTTTCCTCCTGCAAGCGAAAGCAGCACTATGGACTATTCAAAAGCATCAGACCTTAATAAATATAAGGAACACCTGCTCAATGTAGCCAAGGGATACTAGTCACAAACTAACCACAGAAAACAGATGCCATCTACTCAAATACCAAAGGCTGCCATTGATATAAATGCAAGATTCTTCCAGGCTGTTGACTACCTTGTGGAAACAAGGAGAATCAGAGGACTTGGAACTATAGCTACATTATGGGATGTAAGCCGCTTCTCTCTCACATGGTCAAAGAATCATCCTGAAGAAAAGCGACTCAAGATTGAATACATATATTATATAGCGAGGGACTACAACATATCACTGAACTGGCTCTTTTTCGGAAAGGGCGAAATGATTGAACCATGATCTGCTTCTATCTCACTAACAGAGGGCGAGAAAAGTCGCCTATCAAAATGGAGATATACTTCAAGGGTAAGCACTACTCTAAGTATATCGGCGAGAGCGTGGACACAGCAATGTGGAACACAAAGAAGCAGGTATCAAGGGTAACATCATCGTATCCGGAAGGCTCTCTAATCAATTCGCAGGTAGAAAAGTGGAGAACGGCAGCTTCCGAGACAATCGAACATTTCAAGGACAGGATGTCGCCTCCTTCTTCTGACGAATTCAAGGAAGAACTTGAAAAGCGAAGATTCAAGGACGGATACAGAACTCCTACGTCTTTGGTGGACTATTTCGACACATTCATAAAAAGGTATGAGAAAACAAGGTCTCCAGGACGAGTGAAGCACTACAGGCTTGCAAAAAACATCGTCACTGAATATCAGTCTGAAAAGAAAGTTACATTACGCTTCGAAGACATCAACCAGGACTTCTATAACCGGTTCACAGAATGGTTCTACTTGAAAGGTCATTCTGCAAACTACCTTGGGGAGACAATAAAGGTCCTTAAGCTCGTTATCAACGAAGCAATGATAGTTGATAAGCTCCACTCAAATATTGACTTCAAAAGCCGTGGATTTTTGGCTCCTTCATCCCAGGTGGACAGCATCTACCTTACCGAAGACGAGCTTTTAAAGCTTCACAACCTTGAAATCAATGAAACAACAATTCAAGAAAGTTTCAACGGAATAGACATTTGGCAGACACAGCGAAAGATAAAGGCTTACACAAAGGCAAGGGACATGTTTCTAATCGGAGCATTCACCGGACTGCGAGTATCAGACTACTCTAGGCTTCTTCCTGAGAACATCACAGACAAGGTGAGGATACAAGCAAAGAAGACAGGCATCAAGTCAGTCATTCCTATTCATTGGGTGGTCCAGGAAATCATCGACAGAGGATACGACTTCTCAACAACAATGACCGATCAGAAGCTTAACAAGCACATCAAGGAAGTGGCGAAGCTTGCCGGCATTTCCGAAGAAGTCACCTACACAAAGAACGTGGGAGGAAAAGCTGTGCAGTTATCTTCTCCGAAGTATGAACTGATAAGCAGTCACACTGCCAGGCGTTCGTTTGCAACCAATGCATACAAGGCAGGAATACCGACTGTCTCAATAATGAAGATTACCGGACACAAGAAAGAAAGCACATTCCTCAAGTACATAAAAATCTCCGAGGAGGAAAATGCCGAAATGCTTATGACGCATTCTTTCTTCACGAAGCCAAATGCAGAGGGAAACGCAGAGGTAAAAAACAATGACGAAACTTAGAATCTCATCATGCGACCTTTACATAGACAAGTAATGATAATGAAAGAGACAGACAAAATAATGACGAAATATCGGCTTTGGTAAGGATTCCACTTCTTGCGATTCCCTTCCAACCGAATCAC